GGAACATTCAGGGCGTGCTGGCCGCGTTCAGGCTGCCGCTCACGGCGGTCCGGCCTCAGAAGTGGCAGGACGCGCTCGGCTGCCGCAGTGGCGGCGACAAGAACGTCACGAAGCGACGCGCGGCGAAGCTGTTCCCGCGCATCATCATGACGCACGCGATCGCGGATGCCCTGTTGATCGCGGAGCACGGCCGACGGCTCGAGGTCGGCACGTCGCGCGGAGGCGCTCGAGCGTAAGGGAGAGACGACGATGGCGAAGAAGTCGAAGCCGGCGCGGGCACGGACACCGAAACCGCGCGGCAAGGCGAAGGGTGCGAAGTCGAAGGACGTCGCGAAGAAGGTTCGATCGGCGCGCGAACGGCATCGGCAGCCGGCGGCGCGGGCGCTCCCTGGCATGGAGCAGGTCCGCGACGCGACGCTCGACAAGCTGTGTCGTCGTATCGGTGACGACGGCGCCGCGATGAACGAGCTGCGGACGAACGTCGAGGCGAACAAGCAGGCCGCGCTCGATCACATGCTCGAGACGAAAACCAAGAGCTACCATCACCACGGCGTCGAGCTGCTCGTGCGCGGTGGCACGGCGAAGCTCAGCGTTCGACCCTACAAGGGCGACGCGCAGGCCACGGTCGACGTCGACGACCTGGGCAACCCGGAAGCTCACGACCTCGGTGAAGGCGAGGGCGATGAGTAAAGTCGCTCGGGCCGTGTCGGCGGCGCTCACTGCCGACACGGCCGCTCGGCTGTTGTTCGACAAGAAGCCGTTCGAGATCGACGGCTTCATGTTCTACTCGCAATCCGTCGAGCCGATGGGCACGCCGACGGCCGCGCAGTGGCAAGCGGCCTACGTGTTCGCGGAGGCATGCGGGCACGCGGCGGACTATTGGGTGGGCGACCTCCTGGCCTACGCGGAGAACCGCGAGGACTGGAAAGCGAAGGTCGACCAGATCAAGGGCGTCTCGACACTGAGCCACAAGACGCTCATCAACCGGACCTACATCTCGCGCAACGTCAAGCCGCCGGAGCGCGCCCTGGCCGATTCACTCGGGCACGCCGACGTCGTGGCGTCGATGGACCCGGCGCAACAACGCATCTGGCTCGAGCGCGCGAAGCGCGACGGGTGGAGCGTGGCCGACCTTCGCAACGAGGTCCGCGCGTCGAAGCGCCGGGCCGTCGTGAAGGGGCAGGCGAAGCTCGAGGGGCTCTACCGCGTCATCTACGCCGATCCGCCCTGGCGCTACCGGAACACGTCGGGCACGGGCGGCAACAGCTCGGTCAAGCATCACTATCCGGACATGTCGATCGAGGAGCTGTGCAAGCTCCCGGTCGCGGCTCACACGTTGAAGAATGCGGTCCTGTTCATGTGGGTGACGGTGCCGCTCCTGCTCGAGAACCCTGGGCCGCGCGAAGTGCTCGAGGCGTGGGGGTTCAACTACGCCAGCATGCAGACGTGGGACAAGGTGCTCGGCAACCCTGGCCGGTTCCTGCATATCAACACGGAGCATCTCGTCATCTGCGAGCGCGGTTCGTGCGCGCCGGACGAGGGCGAGGTCCCCAAGAGCCTGTTCACGGAGCGGCGGACCGGGCACAGTGTCAAGCCGGCTGTCACGCGCAAGATGATCGAACGCATGTTCACGACCGGACCCTACCTCGAGCTGTTCGCTCGTGAGAAGGTCGAGGGGTGGGATGCGTTCGGCAACGACCCGAACCTGTGGTGAGGACCCGATGATCATCGATCCGAGAGAGACGGCGGCGAAGGCGAAGGCGCGGGAGGTCATGCTCAAGGTGGCGGCGGCGCTCGAGGGCGAGAAGCTCGACGCGGTGGCCGGCGCGCTGATGTCGCTGCTCCTGGCGGTGTGTCAGCAGCTCCTCGAGATGCGGAAACGCGACCGCATCATCTCGGCCGGCGCCGCCGGCGACGACGCGGTCATTCGGGGCGCCATGCGAAAGTGGGGGGAGATGCTGATCGCGATGTCCGAGCATCCGGACCCGCAGCTACTCCCGGAGCTGCGGGACGTGGTCGCGAAGCTGCATCAGCGGGCCGGCAACTAGAATCCCGACCGTCGGGATTGGGGGAGCGATGAAGGTCGAGATTCGGCGGGAGTCGATTGAGGTCGGCGTCATGGTGACGCTGTGGACGGCGTCGACGGAGGCGCATTCACTGGCGACCGACGAGCGGGAGGCGCTCGAGCGGGCCGTCGGGAAGTTCGCGGACTGGATGACGGCCGAGTTCCAGCGGCTCAGGGCGGCGCGTGGGGCACGACCGCACGGCTCGAGGCTCGAGACGTCGGTCGACGTCCGCGTGCTCCCTGGCGCGGCGGAGGACCCGCTGTCGGAGTTCCGGGCGTGAGTCTCACGGCGACGTGTCAGAAGCTCCGGGACGGGCAGCCGTGCGGGCAGCCGGCGGTGGTCATCCCGGCCATCGACCTCTACGCACCGGGCAGCGACGCGCCGGCGACGATGCTCATGGGGCTGGCGCACTGCCTCGGCTGCTCGGCGGGGGTGACGGTGGCGGACCTCGTCGACGATGCGGCGTGGAAGAACATCGCCGCGTCGTTCAGGGCGGTCCGGCGGGCCGAGCCGAGCCGCTCGAGCGCGGTGCTCCGGTGGCACCACGTCGACGGCGAGATCGTGCGAGCGTGGCAGCAGGCGGTCGAGGCGACCGAACGGCGGGCGGCGGCGGTCCGGCGCCACACGGACAACTGAGCGATGGCCGACCGGAAAGAGACGCAGGGCTCGAGTCAGCGGTGCGAATGCAGCGGGACGCAGGTCATCACGCCGACGTTCAGCCCGTGGGAGTTCAACTACCGCTGTGAGGGCTGCGGGCGGGCCGGGACGATTTCCTGGGCTCACTCGGCGCCGGCGCCGGTGTTCGTGCCTGACGGCACGGCGAAGCAGGGGGAGCTGTTCTGATGTTCACGGTCATCGACCTGATGCGCGACCTGGGGTTCGAGCCGGAGGCGCCGCTGTCATGGGAGATCGGCGCGGCCGTCCGCGATGCCTACGCGGCGCGGTTCGGGGCGCTGCCGGCGAAGGGGCTCCGGCCCAAGACACACGGGCGCGGAGGCTCACACTGTTTCGCCACCTACCCGGACGGGTTCCGGGACGAGGCGGCGGGCATCGTGGCGGCTCGAGCGACTGAGGCGCAGGCCACGGCTCGAGCGCAGGGGAGTCTGTTCGATGGGCAAGCCTGACGAGCTGACGCCGGCGCAGGCCGCGTTCGTGCTCGAATACACGCGCAACGGGGGCAACGCCGGGCTGGCCTATCGGCGGAGCTACCCGAACAACCAGACGGAGGCGGGCTCGTGGACGGCGGGCTCCAGGCTGTTGAGGGTTGGTAAGGTGGCGTCAGCCATCCGGCGGGTGCTGGCCGAGCGGTTCAAGCGGCTCGAGATGTCGGGTGACGAGGCGGTCGCACTGACGGCGCTGCGGGCGCGGGCCGACATCGGCATGGTGCTCGACGAGAAGGGCGAGCTACTGCCGCGTTCGGAGTGGCCGCTCGAGTTCCGGAAGGCCGTGAAGGAGATCAAGCCGGACGGGACGGTGCGACTCCACGACCAGCAGAAGGCGACCGAGACGGTGCTCCGGATGACGGGCAAGCTCCGCGACACGGTGGACGTCAATCACTTCGACCACCTGGGGTATCTCGCGGCGATCGAACGCAAGCGACGAGGAGAGCAGAATGGGCAAGCTCGAGATGTTGAAGCGGTTGGGCAAGGCGGCGGCGAAGGTGGCCGGCGTCGCCGGCGCGGATGACCGCGTGAAGCGGCTCGAGGCGGAGAAGGACCTGCTCGAGCTGCGCTACCAGCTCACGCATCAGGCGCTCGAGGAGCTGGTGCGCGACGTCGACGCATCGATCGCGGCGCTGCCGGACGGGTTCAAGATCGGGCCGACGCTCCAGGCAGCCGTCGACGAGGCGCGTGAGGTCCTGGCGGTGCTGCGAGGGCTCGATGACTAGGACGCGGCGCCGGCTGCGGCCGTGGAAGGACGTCACGCACGACGAGTTCGAGACGGTTCACGTCGTCCCGGTGAACGACCTGCGGGCGCACCGTGAGCGGGGGACCGCGTGCTGGTGTGAGCCGAAGCTCGAGCGGCTCGATCGCGGCGTGCTCGTGACGCACAACAGCATGGACGGCCGGGAGCTGGTAGAGCGCCACGGCCTGATGTAGAGCAGGAGGGTCAGATGGACACGAGGAACGGCGACATCTACGCCAGCGCGGCGGAGGCAAAGGCAGCGGGCGTGCCGGAGGATCGGCTCGTCACGGGTTCACCGGAGGCGATCGCGGACCTGTCGAAGCGGCTCAAGGCGCTCGACCAGCGCGGTTCGTTCAAGAACCTCCAGGCGGAGAGCAAGCGATGATGCGGGTATTCACCGAGCGGGCGATGCGGCGCCGGATGGGCAAGTCGGCGCGGCAGTGGAAGAAGGACCGCAAGGCCGAGCGCCGGGGCTCGAGGCTGACGCAGGCGAAGGCCGTCCGCCGGGCGATGATCATGACGAACGAGCGCGGCCGGGACGTAGCGGCCGAGCGACTCGTGAAGCGCCACGCGGGCGCGATGGTCATCGGCCGGTGAGCAGCGACGACGTCGTCAAGCACGAGGACCTGGGCGTCCGCATGGTGCGGCTCCACGTCGACCATCTCGACAACGAGGATGGGCGGGTGTGGGGCGTCGACTGCGGCGCCGTGCGCGAGAAGGGCATCCGGCGCCGCTACATCCGGGCGACGGATGTCGTGACGCGCGACGTCAACACGGCGACCGTGTTCCGCCCTGGGCGCCGGCAGCCGCGCGCATGGCTCACGGTCTACGGCCGCGTGCGCGTGTCGACGCATCGGGGCGGCGCCGTGCTCGTTTCGATTGGGCTGCGCTGATGGATCTCGAGAAGGACGCCATCACGACGTTCGAGCGGTGGCGCGACCATCCGGAGGCGTTCGTCCGCGAGGAGTTCGGCGTCGAGCCTGACCTGTGGCAGCTCGAGGCGCTCCAGGCGTTCCCGCACAACAACCGGCTGGCGATGAAGGCGTGCAAGGGGCCGGGCAAGACGGCGATTCTCGCGTGGCTGGTGCTCAACTTCCTGACGACGCGGCCGAACCCGAAGATCGGTGCGACCAGCATCACGGGCGACAACCTGGGCACGAACCTCTGGCCGGAGATCGCGCTGTGGATGGGCAAGTCGGATTTCTGCCGCTCAACCTTCCGGTGGACCAAGACGCGCGTCGAGCATCGCACGCACGGCTCGACGTGGTTCGCGGTCGCGCGGACGTGGCCGAAGTCGGGCAACGCGGAGGAGCAGGCGAACGCGCTCGCGGGCATCCACGGCGATTACTGCATGTTCGTGCTCGACGAGAGCGGCGGCATCCCGCAGGCCGTCATGGTGACAGCGGAGGCGGTCCTGGCGAGCGGCATCGAGACGAAGGTCGTGCAGGCCGGCAACCCGACGCACACGACGGGGCCGCTCTACGTCGCTTGCACGAGCCAGCGGCATCTCTGGTATGTCATCACGATCACGGGCGACCCGGACGATCCGAAGCGGTCGCCGCGCATCAAGGTCGAGTGGGCGAAGCAGCAGATCGAGAGCTACGGCCGCGATAACCCGTGGGTCATGGTGAACGTGCTCGGCCAGTTCCCGCCGTCGAGCATCAACGCGCTGCTCGGCGTCGAGGAGGTCGAGGCGGCGATGAAGCGGGCGCTCCGCGAGGATGCCTACTCGTGGGCACAGAAGCGGCTCGGCGTCGACGTGGCGCGGTTCGGAGACGACCGGACGGTCATCTTCCCGCGTCAAGGGCTGATGTCGTGGAAGCCGGTCATCATGCGAAACGCGCGGACGACCGACATCGCGGCGCGCGTGCTCCTGGCGGAGAACCGATTCCGCTCCGAGCTGACGTTCGTCGACGACACCGGGCATTGGGGCCACGGCGTCATCGACAACCTCATCGCCGCCGGCCGGGCGCCGATCCCGCTCAACTACGCCGGCAAGGCGATCGACCCGCGCTACAAGAACCGGCGCGTCGAGTTCTGGCTCCAGGGCGCGGAGGCGATTCGCAACGGCGCGGCGCTACCCTACATCCCGGAGATGATCCCGGAGCTGACCGAGCCGACCTACACGTTCGTCGGCGGCGTGTTCGTGCTCGAGGAGAAGGACCAGATCAAGCTCCGCATCGGCAAGTCGCCGGACCTTGCGGACGCATACATGCAGACCTACGCGCTCGAGGAGATGCCGGGCGAAGTCATCGAGCGCATCAAGGGCCGGGCGACCGCTCGGCGTGACGAAGATCCGTGGACCGTCGCATCGCCGGGCAACGCGGCGCACGACGGCGACCCGTGGAAGTGAGGAGCTGATGGCGAAGGGCAAGGTTCACATGTTGACCGGGACCGTGCAGGTTGGCGACGGTCCGGTCGAGGCGCGCGTTCACTGCAACCAGCGGCATCGTAAGCTCCTGCCGTTGCTGTCAACGGCCGAGTGGGACGCGGTGACGTGCGCGCGGTGCCTGACGCACCGGCCCGTCGAGGCGCTGCCGTGGTGGCGGCGCGTGGTGGTCTGGATTCGAGGGCGGAGGTCCTGATGGAGATGCTCGAGGTAGTCATGCGGTTTGCGGGCCGCATCGCGCGGCCGGTGTGTGACGGCTGCCCGGACCCGAAGAAGTTCGAGCAGCAGGTCGAGAAGTGGGTGACGGCCCTGGCCGAGCAGCTCGCGCACGAGACGGGCGAGCGGTGGGGCGTGCTCCAGAACAGCGTGACGGGCGCGGGGCTCGTCGAGCTGCTCCCGGATGCCGGCCCTGGCGGCGGCGTGCGGATTCATCCGTGGTTCGTCGTCGACCATCCGGCCGGCGGCAAGACGATCGAATACAGCCCGGAGCTGGCGAGCGAGCGCCGGAGCGCGGCCGACTCGATGCCGGGCGTCTCGTGGGTCATCCCGGCCAACCATCTCCACGACGGCGAGCGCGACCGCGTGGGCGACGCGCTCGAGCGGCTGGCGCGCATCGAGCAGAAGCTCGAGCATCTCGCGAACCGGGAGCATCAGCGATCGTTGGCGTCGATCGGGTTCCTCCAGCGGTTGCTCGTGCTGACGACGCACTACGGCACGGCGCCGGTCATTCTCGAGTGGCGCATCCTCGGGCGCGTGGTGCGGCTCGAGCTGTCGCGTCCGCAGGCCGAGCAGCCGGCGATCCGAGAGCCGAAGTGACGACGATCCGGCAGGTCGTCGAGGATGACGTCGACGACGTCCTGGCCTACATCTCGCGGTGGGTGGCTCAGAGCGTCTACGCGGCGATCCTGCCGGACCCCTCACAACACGACGGCCCGCTCCTGTTCGCGGCCCTGGCGCGCGGCGTGGCGCTCGTGGCGGTCAATCCTGCCGGCGTCGTCGTCGGCGTGCTCGTGGCGCCCATCCACGACTACATGGGTTCGACCATCTGCGAGGAGGTCGCGATGTTCGCGGACGACCCTCGAGACCTTCTCCGGCTGTTCGCCCTGGCCGAGCGCGAGGCTATGCAAAAGCGTGCCAACGTGCTAAAAGTGTCAGCGCCAGCGTCAACCGACCTGGGCGCGTTCTACGCGCGTCGCGGCTACCGGCCGCTCGAGTCTGTGTTCGTCAAGGTGCTCGATCATGGGATGGGCGAACGTCGGCATCGCAGCGGTGGGTCTGGTCGCAGCCGGACTCGGCGCCTACGCGAAGAAGAAGAACGCGCAGGACAAGGCCGCGCGTGACGCTCGAGCGCAGGCTCGCGTCGATGCCGGCGACCCCAACCAGATCGTTCCTCCAGGGCAGGAGAAGGTAGGCGAGGAGGCAGCCGCCGCGCCGATCGCGCCGCCGGCGCCGCCGAGCGTGCCGCAGCTCACGAGCGCGGCGACGGTCGACGCCGGCCGAGCGGCCGAGCGCCAGCGCAAGCGCGCTGCCGCCGGTGGCGTCGTCCTGGGCGCCAAGAGCCGGCCCACGTCCACCGGAACGCCGGGGTTCGCGCCCCGGACGCTGAGCGGGGCCTAACCGTGGGCATGCCTGTCACCGGCTACCGCAGCATCATGTCGCGCACCGACCCGCGTATCACGGGCGGTGTGACGCAGACCGGCGGAGAGCGGACCCTGAACGCGCCGGCGCCGGTCGACCCGATGCCGGTGAACCGCAAGCAGCCGGTCGCCGGCGGGCCGACGGGCATCAGCGCGCCGCTGCCGGCGGGCGCTGCCGGTCCTGGCGGTGTCTCAGGCGCTCGAGGGCCGGCGGCTCGAGGCTCGCGCTCGGCGTCGGGCATGCCGAAGCGCGGTGCGGGCGCATCGATCGGCTACCTCACCCGGAAGAACACTACGGCGCCGTGGCTACGCGGCGCGCAGCCTACGGGCTCGGTCATCGGAGGCTAGCGTGCTCGAGTCTGCCAATTTCTTCGACGACCGGAGCCGGCGCGGGCGCTACGTCAAGCTGGCGTCGGCGCTGTGGACCGAGCGATCGACGTTCGATTCGCACTGGCGCGACCTCGCAGACTTCTACGTGCCGCGTCGCGTGCGGTTCACGCAGAGCGACCGGAACAAGGGCGACAAGCGGAACCAGAACATCATCAACAGCACGGGCCGGTTCGCGGCGCGCACGTTGCAGTCGGGGCTCCACGCGGGCCTGACGTCGCCGGCGCGGCCGTGGATGAAGATGACGCTCGCGGACCGGGACCTCAGCGATTTCGGCCCGGTGCGCGAGTGGCTGCATATCGTCGGGCAGCGGATGATGACGATCTTCGCGGTGTCGAATCTCTACAACACGCTGCCGATCACCTACGGCGACATGGGCGTGTTCGGCACGGCGGCGATGTTCGTCGCGGAGGACATGAAGGAGCTGCTCCGCTGTCAGACGTTCCCGATCGGCAGCTACGCGATCGGGCTCGACCGGCGCGGGCGCGCGACGACGTTCGTGCGGAAGTATCAGCTCAGCGTCCGGCAGGTTGTCGAGGAGTTCGCGCTCAAGGAGGACGGCCGCACGATCGACTGGTCGAAGCTGTCGACGGCTGCCAAGCGGGCGTGGGACAACGGCAATTACGAGGACCCGATCGATGTGTGCTGGCTGGTGAAGCCGAACGACTACGCCGACGAGGGCAAGCTGGCGGCGAAGTTCCTGCCCTGGGCGAGCATCCATCTCGAGGAGGGGCAGGACGACGAGCGCACGTTCCTCCGCGAGTCGGGGTTCAACGAGTTCCCGATCATGGTGCCACGGTGGGACGTGACCGGGGAGGATGCCTACGGAACGGACTGCCCTGGCATGACGGCGCTCGGTGACAACCGGCAGTTGCAGATCATGGAGCGGCGCCACGGGCAGGCGCTCGCGAAGATGATCGACCCGCCGCTCACCGGACCGTCGACGCTGCGGTCGCAGAAAACGAGTCTGCTCGCGGGCGACGTCACGTATCAGGACGTGCGCGAGGGCATGCAGGGGCTCAAGCCGATTCACGAGGTCCGCATCGACCTCCAGCATCTCGCCGCGAACATTCAGGTCGTCGAGTTCCGCATCAAGCGCGCGTTCTACGAGGATCTGTTCCTGATGCTCGGCACGTCGGACCCCTATCGCGGGGCCTCGCCGCCGACGGCGCGCGAGATCGAGGAGCGGCACGAGGAGAAGCTCCTGGCGCTCGGTCCCGTGCTCGAGCGCACGAACGACGAGCTGCTCGACCCGCTCATCGATCGCGTGTTCAACATGATGCAGCGGGCCGGGCTCATCCCGCCGCCGCCGCCGGAGATCGAGGGCGTCGACCTCCGCGTCGAATACATCTCGATTCTGGCGCAGGCGCAGAAGCTCATCGGCGTGGCAGCGAGCGATCGCTTCCTGTCGACGTTCGCGCCGCTCAGTGAGGTATTCCCGGAGGTCCGCCACAAGGTCAACCCGATCGCGCTCGTCAACAGCTACGCGGACATGCTCGGCGTCGACCCGCGCATCATCGTCAGCGACGACGACGCGCAGGCAGCGGCCGACGCGCAGGCGCAGCAGCAGCAGCAGGCGTTCGAGGCGGAGCAGGCCGCGACGATGGCGAAGGCCGCGCGTGACGGAGCGAACGCGCCGATGGGCGGCGACTCGGCGCTCGATCGCATGGTGCGGGGAGTCACCGGCCAGTGAGCGAGCAGCGATCGATGGTCCGCAACGCGGCCGACCCGGCGCAGGTCCGACGCGCCGAGCGGAAGGAGCGCGACGCGCAGGAGCAGCGGCTCGAGCGGCTCAAGGCTGTGATGTCGACCGAGAACGGTCGCGCGGTCATGTGGGACCTGCTCGAGCGCGCCGGCGTGTTCCGCTCGATCTGGCATCCGAGCGCGGAGATCCACTACCGCGCCGGCCGGCAGGACTACGGTCACGAATTGCAGGCGTTCATCCTCGAGGCAGACGAGGACCTTTACGACACGATGGCGCGGGAGGCGCGGGCTCGAGCGAAGCGCACGGCCAACGAGACTGACGCGGCGCATACCGCCCGCGCAGAGCAGGGAGCGAAGTGACATGGCAAACGAACCAGCAGCCGGCGCAGGGACCACCGAAGCCGGCAAGGGTGCGGGTGCTCCGGCAGCAGCAGCGGCAGCCGCCGCAGCGGCAGGGGCGACGGGCGCCGGCAAGGGCGCCGGAGACGGTGCTGGCGCGGGCGCCGGCGGAGATGGAGCTGGCGCGGGAGATGGCGCCGGCAAAGGGACTGCGGCGGCTACGGCAGCCGCAGGTGGCACGGCAGCGAGTGACAGCGGGGGCAAGGACGGCGCGGGGAATCCGAAGCCGAAGGCGCCCGACTCCTACACGTTGACGGTGCCCAAGGGGGCGGAGGACTACCTCGATGCAACGGACCTCGAGCGACACGCCGAGATCGCGAAAGCGAACGACTGGTCGAACGAGGAGGCTCAGGCATACACCGAAGCCGTGGCCGACGCCGTTGCAGAGCAGAGCGCAGCCTTCCGAGCACGAACGGAAAGCGATACGACGTGGGGCGGCAAGAAGCTGGCGGAGACGCAGGCGTTCGCAAGCCGGTTCCTCGATCGCATCGCCCCGAAGGGCGACCCGCTCGGAGACGAGTTTCGTTCGATCCTCGTCAAGACGGGTTACGGCAACAACCTCGCCGTCATCGCAGCGATGGCTCGTGGCGGCAAGATGATGGCGGAGGACGGGGGCGCTGGCGCCGGTTCGGCGGGTGGGGGGAATCGCACGGCTGCGGAGATCCTCTATCCCGAAGGTGGCGAAAGCGGCTCGTAGTCCGACGCTGTCGACGGAGAGTGTCACATGCCAGTTCTGAGCACGGGGGCGCTGAGCCTCCACGATTGGGCCAAGCGTCTCGACCCGGACGGGAAGATCCCGACGATCGTCGAGCTGCTCGCGCAGACGAACCAGATCCTTCTCGATATGCGGTTCATCGAGGGGAACCTGCCGACGGGCCACCGGACCACGGTCCGCACCGGGCTCCCGGCGGTCGCGTGGCGTCTGCTCAACCAGGGCGTGACGCCGAGCAAGAGCACGACCGCGCAGATCGACGAGCAGGCCGGGATGCTCGAGGCGTGGTCCGAGGTCGACGTGGACCTCGCGGCGCTGAACGGCAACGTCGGGGAGTTCCGGCTGTCGGAGGGCCGCGCGTTCCTCGAGGCGATGAATCAGGAGATGGCGCAGACCACGTTCTACGGGAACGTCGGGCTCGCGCCGGAGGAGTTCCTCGGCCTCGCGCCGCGCTACTCCAGCCTGAGCGCCGGCAACGGGCAGAACATCCTGAGCGGCGCGGGCGCCGGTTCGGACAACAGCTCGATCTGGCTCGTGATCTGGAACGAGAACACCGTGACGGGCATCTTCCCGAAGGGCTCGAAGGCCGGGCTCGTCCACGAAGATTTCGGCAAGGTGACGGTCGAGATGACCAACGGCATCGCCGGCTCCCGGATGCGCGCGTATCAGGAGCGGTGGCAGTGGAAGTCGGGCCTCGTGGTGAAGGACTGGCGCTACGCGGTCCGCATCGCGAACATCGACATCAGCAACCTCGTCGCCAAGACGTCGGCGGCGGACCTGACCGAGCTGATGATCAAGGCGACGCACCGTATCCCTGCCCTGGGCATGGGCCGGGCCGCGTTCTACATGAACCGGACCTGCTTCCAGATGCTCGACATCCAGCGCCGCGACGACGTGCAGGCGGGCGGCTCGCTGACCTACGAGGTCGTCGACGGCATCCGCCGGCCGACGTTCCGGGGCATCCCGATCGCGATCTGCGATGCGCTGCTCGAGACGGAGGCGGTCGTCAGCTAGGCGCTGACATCCGTCGTCACCAACAGTCGACAACCCCGTTCAAGGAGCAGAGCACATGTTCATCGACGTTCTCGGCCGCGTGAGCAACGCACAGGCGTTCTCGGCCACGGCCGTCTCCACCGACTCGATCGACCTGAGCCTCACGACGCCGCAGCGTCGCATCGGCACGGGTGAGGGGCTCGGGTTCGGCATGGCCGTCATCGTGGGCCTCGCCGGCACGACCCCGACCTTCTCGCTCGACGTCATCAGCGCCACCGACGGCGCCCTGACGACGTCGGTCGTCGTGCATGCCAACTACACGCGACTCCAGGCGGACCTCGCCGCCGGCGCGCTGCATTTCTTCCCGCTCCCGCCGGACTGGCCGCGTCAGCGGTTCCTCGGCATCCGCGTCAACCTGGGCGGCACGACGCCGACGATCACGGCGACGATCTGGCTGACGCATCAGAACCTGTTCTCGGTCCTGCCGCAGCACTACGCGGACGCCGTCACCATCAGCTAGTCGACCCCACGGTCGGGGGGCGATTGGGCGCCGGGGGCCTTTCCAGGGGGCTCCCGGCGTTTCTCTCATCAGGGAGGCAGGACGATGGCGGTCAAAGCGACGGACTACGAGGAGGTCGCCGCCGGGCAGACGGCGCAGCAGCTCGGCCCGGTGGGCGGGCTCGGAGACATCCTCGAGCGGCTCGTGGTCAACGTCACCACGGCCGCGACGTCGGCGGTCAGCATCATCGACGGCAACGTGTCGATGACGATCGTGCCGGCGAACACGCCAATCGGCGTCTACAGCGTGCAGGTTGGCGCTCGAGCGAAGGTCACAACGACCCCCGGCTGGAAGGTCACGACGGCGGCAGGCGTCTCTGTCGTGGCGGTGGGCCGGTTCACGTAGGAGGAGCGAGAGATGGCAACGAAGGGAGCAGGCACGAACGCATCGCGGCCGGCCCGTCGGTCGCCGGCAGCCCGGATGATTCCGGCGTCGACGCAACCGAGGTTCATGGACCCGCAGGCGCGGACCCGGCCCGTTCACAAGAACGAGCCGATCAAGGTGCGCGCGACGCAGCTCGGCTACTACGACCACGTTCGGCGCCGCGCCGGCGACGTGTTCGTCGTGGACGCGAAGCAGTTCAGCGCGAAGTGGATGGAGCCCGTCGACGCGCACACGCCGGAGCGGGTGACGACGGCGGCGCAGGCCATCCGGCAGCAGCACGACGAGGTCCTGGGCACGCGCTCGACCTCGCGCGATGACGGCGTGATCTAAGGCTTGCGAGGGCGAGATGGCGAACCGGACTCACTTCCTCCAGTGCTACGTCCACCTGACCGACAAGACCGCCTACGAGGCGGCGAAGGCTCAGGCGGACCTGGGTGGCGGCTGGATCATCGGCATCTCGCCCGACCAAGCGGCGATCGACTACGGTGCGGCGCTCGTGATTCCGAGCCCGACGCAGCGGTTCGATCCGCCGTGCATCACGTCGGGCTACTTCGCGAGCACGTTCAACTACCCGAAGAACGTCGCCAGCTTCACGCGCAAGAGCGGCGGCTGGTTCGGCATCCCGCTCCTGTTCGGTGACACGCACACGTATCGCTGGTGCTTCACCTTCACCTACGCGGGCAGCGACGACAACGAGACGGAGATCCCTGGCGAGCCGGCGCCGGTCGCGATGGGCGCGCGGCGATGGGTGGACGGGTTCGAGGCGGCGAAGGGCGGCGGGCCGAACCTTGGCGGCAACGCGCATCAATTCTTCTGCCCGACGGCCTCGAGGCATCTCGGCGGATTCGGGTTTGCGTGCCGCAACGGTGGCGGGCGCACGGTGCGGCACTCACTGACCGAGGACGGTGTGACGGCTGTCACCAATCGCGGGTGGGACCGGATCTACATCCGACTCCGCCACGCGCCGCAGACGTCACAGGACATGTGGAAAACGATCGGCGCGACGAGCCCGAACGCCAGCGGTCGCATCCTCATCAATCCGAGCCGGCAGCTCGAGTATCAGAACGTCGACTCGGGCAGCACGCGCAACGCGATCGGCACGGGCAAGACGCTCGACCTGAACCGCTGGTATAAGCTCGACATCCTCTATCGGATGGGCGCGGCGCCGGACTCGTTCCTCAAGGTCTACGTCAACGGCGTGCTCGACTTCACGATCAACGGCGGCAGTCTGCCGGCGGGGACCGGCATCACGCAGGTCCAGAACGTTTCCTTTACCGAGGTCGGGGACGGACACACGTCGAACCATCGTGGCGCGTGGGACCTTGACGACTGGATTGGTTCTCCGCTGCCGGCTGGCGGTGCGAACCCTGAGCTGTTCCCGGCGCGCGACTGGAACGCCGGCTCGAAGGTCGTCGGGCTCCGGGCGAAGGCGGCAGCCGCGTCGAACACCGGGAATTGGGCCGGCCCTGGCGGCGCGGATGCGAACGACTGGCGGTTCATTACGCAGCGGTGCGTCGTGTCGACGAGCACGCAGTTCCTCAGCTCGGCATCGGCCTCGCAGCGCATCGCGGTCGTCACCGAAGCCGACCGGCGCATCGACCTCGATCCGCTGAACCGAGGCGCGAACGGCATCTCGGTCGGCGTCAACGCGCGCAATGCCACGGCGGCGCCGCAGGATTCGCTCGTGGGGTTCAAGCTTCCGAGCGCGGCCGAAGTCACCAAGACGCCGCCGGTCATCAGCGGCGCCGACATCACGCAAGCCGACGGGTTCCTGACGCACGCCGGCGGCTCGATTGAGCCGGTGTCACCGATGGCCGGCTCCGAGATGTCCTACCAGTGCAATTCGAGCGTGTCGACGAAGGAGGTCGCCAGCCTCATCGCGCAGGTCGAGTGCATCGGTATCTTCCATCCGGAGGACTACGTGCCGCAGCCGGGCGACCCGGCCGGCTTCACGACGGGCCTCACGCAGTGGACGCAGACCCCGGCGCATCAGCCTTACGCCGATTCGCCCTACGCGGTGTATGGGCAGCCGACGCCGTCGCTGGTGGTCATCCACACGCGCACCTACGTCGGCAACGGCACGAGCCAGCAGCTTGCGTTCCGCGTGCCGCCGACGTGGATCTTCGTCCGCAACACGGCGACGCACACGGGGTTCTGGTGGATGTGCGGCATGCCGGCCTCGAGCCACGGGTTCGACGTCTCGACGCGGGGCTCGCTCATCAGCCGGGCGTTCATCGATCCCAACTTCACGGAGGCGGCTGAGGACCAGCAGACCGAGCAGACGATCGTCGAGCTGACCGGCAACCTCGCCGCCAGCAACGCCAGCGGAGTCACCTACAACCTGTTGGCGTGGTGCGATCCTGGCATGCGCTTCTCGGAGGTCGGGGCGCTGTGGGAGACGGCCGGCGGCGACGTCGCGCGTGACACGTCGTTCAACAATTCTGAGTTCACGCCGGAGCTGTTCTACGGCTACCGCCAGATCACCGGCAACGCGACGACGGCCGGGCTCTACTCGAAGGGCGCCGGCAACGCGCTCCAGGGCGTCAACCTGCTCAACGTGGCGGTCATCGCGGCCGGCCTCGAGTTCGCAACCGGGAAGCTCGTCATCGCGCCGACGTCGGGCCTCTACGTCTCGGCGGCGGTGCAGTTCACGTTCATCGTGTTCCGGCGCGACGACACGAGCGGCGACGCGAACATCGGCAAGGTGCTCCAGATCGCAAGCTGGATTGGGGACGGCACGGCCTCGAGAACGATCGGGCTCGCGCCGGTGACGGGCCGGCGTCCGATGTGGGCGATGGTCACGGGCAGCAACGGCGTGGGCCGGCAGCGCGACGCCAGCCACACGTCGACGAACAGCATGAATATGGCCGCGCTGTCGCAGGTCACGGACGGCATCACGGCCGGCGCGGTGGACAGCATCAGCGTGGGCTCGGCGCTCAACACGTCGACGGTCACGTTCGAGGCGCTCGTGTTCCCTGGCTGCGATGCGGTCGCGGTCAACAACGGATGGGGCGGTAACTGCGAGCACATTCCGGTCGAGCCGATCCCGCCGCAGCGTCCGCCGATCGTGCCGCCGGTGCCGGTGCCGCCGGGTGGTCCGGGGCCGACGCCGCCGGGGACGACGCCGCTCACGCCGACCGGGACGATCACGCAATGCCCGACCGAGTCGACGATCGTCATCAACATGGCGCTGTCGCGCATCGGCATCTCGAAGCAGCTCACGAGCACGACCCTGAACACCGAGGTCAGCCCGGAGGCGACGGTCGCGCGGCTCCACTACGACGAGGACGTGCGGGCCATCCTGCGCGATTTCCCCTGGCCGTTCGCAACGCGCTACGAGGTTCTGACGCAGGTCGCCGGGCCGGCCTACGAGAACGACCTCGTGCAGACGTGGGTGTCGACCGTGGCCTACCCGAAGAACAGCGTCGTGCGGGTGAGCGGCATCGACTACTACGCGCTCGGCAACGCTGCCGCCGGGACGGTGGTCACGGACCCTGCCGCGTGGTCGACGACGCCGGTCGAGGAGGTCAATGGCGACTGGCTCTATGCCTACCGGGCGCCGACCCTCATGGCGATGGCGCGGCGCGTGGTCAACAACACCGACAAGACGCGGCGCATGTGGGACACGGCGCCGCCGGACTTCCGCGTGGGCTCCGACGCCGTGGGCGCGCTCATCTACTCGAACGAGCCGAACGCGGAGCTGGAATACACGGTGCTCGACAACTGTGTCGCGCGGCAGGGCGACGCGCTGTTCCGCAACGCCCTGGCGTGGCGGCATGCTCACGCGCTGGCGCCGGCGCTGACGCGCGACGAGAAGATCACGGCGTCGTGTTGGTCGCAATACGAGCGGCTGCTCCGCGACGCGCGGACGTCCGCCGGGCAGGAGAAGCAGGACCCTCGCGAGAGCGATCCGGACTGGATCTCGGGGCGCAACTAGATGGCTGAGCCGACCTTTCAGCGCACGTTCGCGGGCGGGGAGCTGGCGCCGCAGCTCGCGACGCGCGCCGACCTGACGAAGTATCTGACCGGGCTCCGGACCTGCCGCAATTTCATCATCCTGCGGTCTGGCGGAGTGTCGAACCGGCCGGGCACGCGGTTCGTCGCCGCATGCAAGACGACGAACCCGGCGGTGGAGCTGCATCGCTACGCATCAGAGACGGCCGGCGAGTCGCTGCTCATCGAGTCGGGGACCAACTACCTCCGGTTCTTCAAGAACGGCGGCGCCGTCACGGTGTCGAGCGTCCCGGCCTACAGCGGCGCGACGCAATACGTCGTCGGGGACCTCGTCTCGAGCGGTGGCGTCAACTACTACTGCATCGCGGACACACTCGGGAACGCGCCGCCCAATGCGACCTTCTGGTATGCGATGCCGGGCAACCTGCTCGAGCTGCCGCATCCATTCACGAACGGCTGGCACGGCTCGCAGTCCGGGAACGTGATCTCGATGGTCAGCAAGACGGGAGGCACCGACCCGCACGAGCTGATTTTCTCGAGCCTGACCTCGTGGGTGCTGCGGCCGGTGAGCACGAAGCCGGGCATCCTGGCGCCGACCGGCATCGTCGGCGCCGCCGGCGCTCCTGGCGGGCTCACGTATGCCTACAAGGTCACGGCCGGCGCCGCCGACTCTTACGAGGAGTCGCTGCCGAGCGGCACGGCCTCGGTGCCGTCGACGGCCGCGCCGACGCAGGCCGCGCCGATTGGGCTGTCGTGGACGCCACGGCCGGGCGCGGCGGAGTATTACATCTACTGCGACCCCTACGAAAACGGCACTTTCGGATTCATCGGCACGGCGACCTGTGACGACCCGGTCGCGGGCACTCCGGCTGTGTTCAACGACGTGGGGTTCACTCCCGATTTCGCGGTCACGCCGCCGCTGGTGCGTGAGCCGTTCCTGACGCCAAACTTCCCGCGCGCTGTCGGCAACTACCAGCAGCGCCGGTTCTTCGCGAACATCCCCGGAGACTCCGACGCCGTGTTCGGCTCGAGGGTGGGGTTCATCAACAATTTCAACGTCTCGAGCCCGTTGCAGGACGACGACGCGATCACGTTCAAGATCGCCGGCGCGCAGCACAACCCGGTCCGCTGGCTGGTGGGGCTCAAGCGGCTCGTGGTGGGCACGGACGCCGGGATATGGGTGGTCGGACAGCCGCTCGTGCCGCTGGCGCCGTCGAACCTCGCGGCCGATCAGGAAACCTACGCCGGCGTGGCGAAGAACCTGCTTCCGGTCATCATCGGGAACGCGATCCTCTACGTGCAGGAGCAGGGCTCGATCGTGCGCGACGTGCGGTTCGAGCAGGAGGTCGAAGGGCTGGCCGGCCGCGACCTGACGATCTTCGCGTCGCACCTGTTCGACGGCTACAGCATCATCGGGCTCGACTACCAGCAGACGCCGCACTCGACGGTGTGGGCGGTCCGCAGCGACGGCACGCTGCTCGGCCTCACCTACCTCCGCGAACAAGACGTCTGGGGCTGGCATCGGCACGACACCGTGTTCGGGCAGTTCGAGGACGTGTGTGTGGTCCCGGAGGCGGGCGAGGACGTCGTCTACACCATCGTCAAGCGGACGTTCGGCACGACCGTCGTGCGCTACATCGAGAAGCTCGAGAGCCGAGAGATTCTCAACTACAACGCCGATTCGTTCTTCGTCGACTCCGGCCTGAGCTACAGCGGGCCGCTGGCGACCGTGTTCTCCGGGCTCGGTCACATCGCGGGGCAGAAGGTCGCGGTCCTGGCTGATGGCGTGGTGAAGTCAAACGGATGGGACGCGGCCTCGCTCGTGGTGAGCGCCGGCGGCACGGTGACGGTGCCGGCGCCGGGCGGCGGTGTGGCCGGCTACGCGACGGTCCACATCGGGCTCCCGATCATGCACCCGGAGCTGGAAACGCTCGACCTTGACGTCGCCGGCAGCGGCATCCGCGACAAGAAGAAGAAGGTTCAGAGCGTCACGGTTCACGTCGACAACACGACCAAGCTGTTCTACGTGGGGCCGGACTCGGTGAAGGTCATGCCTTACAAGCCGAACCCGTGGGAGTCGAACAGCGTGCTCAGCCGGGGCGGGCTCGAGCAGAACGTGACGACCGAATACAATGACGTCGGTCGCGTGTTCCTACAGGTCCGCGACCCGATTCCGATCACTGTGCTCGGGATCATCCCGAACGTGACGATGGGGGGCTAGATCGATGGGTCTGGCAGGGTGGGCACTCGGCATCTCGGCGCTCGGCACGGCTGTCACGGCCTACGGGCAGTATCGCGCCGCCAAGCAGCAGAAGAAGGCTGGCAACTTGGCGGCGGCTGCTCAGGAGAAGGCGGGCACGGCCGCGCGTGAAGCATCCGAATCACAGGCGGAGCTGGCGGACTACAACGCGCAGGTTGCGGAGCTGCAATCGACCGACGCCGTCGATCGCGGCGCGGAGGCAGAGAGCCGGTTCCGCACGCAGGTCCGCAAGACGATCGGAGAGCAGCGCGCCGGGTTCGCGGGCGGCAACATCGACGTCAGCTACGGCAGCGCCGTCGACGTCCAAGCCGACGCCGCGTTCCTGGGCGAGATGGACGCGCTCCAGATCCGCACGAACGCCGGCCGCGAGGCGTGGGGCTACAAGGTGCAGGCGGAGGACTACCGCAAGCGCGGCGAGATCATGCGGAAGGAAGGGCTCAACGCGGAGGCGGCGGCGCGGCTCGGGGCTCAGGGCACGCGCGAGTCGGGACGCGCGGCGGCGACTGCCAACTACTTCGGCATGGCGGGCACGTTGATCGGCGGCACGACGTCGCTGCTCCAGATGTCCTACGGATTCCGGAACAGGTAGCGCGATGCCGAGAGTTCCTACGCTCACGAGGCAGGTCGCACCGACGGCGCTCCCTGGCGTCCGCCGGACGGCCGCAGAGACGGCCGCGAGCCGTGGCGCCGGCGTGTTCGAGGCGGAGGCGGGGCTGGCGCTCACGCGCGGCCGGAACGCGCAGGTCACGGGCAACGCGATCGCCGGGTTCGGGGACACCGTCGCTCGAGCCGGCGCCGTCCTGGGGCAGATCGCGATGGCGGAGCAGCAGCGGGCCGACGAGGTCGCGCTGATGGACGCCGACAACAAGCTCAGCGCGTGGGAGCGCAAGCGGCTCTACGACCCGCAGGGCGGCGCGCTGGCGGCGAAGGGCCGCGACTCGTTCGGGCTGCCGGAGTCGGTCGCCGGCGAGTTCGAGAAGGTCGCCGGCGAGATCGAGAGCGGGCTCGGGACCGAGCGGCAGCGGCGCGCGTTCCAGCGGGTGAAGGGCAACCGCTCAGCGCAGATCGACCTGACGCTCCGCCGTCACGTCCTGGGCGAGATGCAGGCGTATGAGGCGGGCGAGCTGAAAGCGTTCGTCGACAACAGCCTGAGCGACATGGCGGCGAATGCCACCGACCCGCGACGCGCGGGGTTCGAGCTGGCGAAGGCCGTCGACGCCGTGCAGCGGAGCGGGCCGCGTCTCGGCCTCGGGCCGGAGCAGATCGAGGCGCAGGTCGACGCCGTCCGCACGAAGGGCCATATCGGCGTCATCGAGTCGCTCATCTCGCAGGGGCAGCCGGGCGCGGCGCGGGCCTACTTCGAGGAGGCGAAAGAGCAGATCAACGGCGAATCGATCACGCGCGTCGAGAAGGCGCTCCGCGAGGGGACCATCCGCAAGCAGTCGCAGACGCTCGTCGACAAGATCGTCGCGGAGGGTGGGACGCTCACCGAGCAGCGCAACAAGGCGAAGGCGATCGAGGACCCGGACGTCCGGGACAGCGTGACGCAGCGGCTCGAGCACGAGGCGCTGGTGCGCGAGCGTGAGGAGCGCGAGCGGCAGGAGACGACGCTCCGGGGCGTCTACGCCGTCGTCGAGCAGAGCGGCGGCGACGTCAACGCGATCGACCCGGCGGTGTGGGCGTCGCTCGACTCGAAGGACCTCGCCGGCATCCGCAGCTACGCGCGGAACATCGCGAAGGGTGAGCCGGTCGAAACGGACCTCGAGACTTACTACGCGCTGATGAACCGGGCGGTGTCGACCAACAAGGGATTCCTGACCGAGAACCTGCTCCGCTACAAGGGCAAGCTGAGCGAGTCGGACTTTCAGCAGATGGCGAACCTCCAGCGGTCGCTCCGCGAGCACGCGATCGGCGCAGCGGCCGACGCCGAGAAGTCACGGACGAAGCTCATCGTCGACGAGTTCCAGTCCAAGACGCAGGTATTCAACGACCGGCTCGTCGCTTACGGGCTCGACCCGAACCCGAAGGAGGGCACGCCGGAGGCGAAGGCGGTCGCGCAGCTCCGGGGCATGCTCGACCGGCGCGTGCGGGCGCTGAGCGGCGGCGAGACGGGCAAGACGGCGACGAACGACGAGGTTCGTGAGATGCTCGACGGCATCCTGTCGTCGCAGATCACGGTGCGGCGCGAAGGGACCTGGGGCGGGCTGTTCTCGTCGGCGCCGTTCTTCGACACGGAGCGGCAGGCGCGGCCGTTCGAGCTGACGATCGAGGACGTGCCGTCGACGGACCGCACGCGCATCGAGCAGCTTCTCAGGTCGCGACGGATTCCAGTCAACGACGCCACGGTGCTCGAGACGTTCATCGAAGCGCGGTTCCGTCAGTAGCGGGGGCTCATGGCCGGCAACATCTACGACGACGCGCTCGGCGCGCTCGACGACGAGCAGGCGCAGGGGCCGCAGCAGGACCCGTTCGAGGCAGCCGTCTCGCGGCTCCACGACGGCCGCGAGCAGCGGCTCCGGGCGGCGATGCTCGAGCGCGACAAGGTGGCGCCGGAGCGCGCGGCCGAAGCGATGAAGCTGTCGAAGGAGACGGGGCTGCCGGCCCGTCTCGTCGAAGCCAACTTCGATCGGGTGAAGCTCGAGGCGGACAACGGCCGCACGCCATACGAGGCGATGTTCGCGGAGACGCCGGCCCTGGCCGAGTGGGCAAGCGACCCAATGAACGCGCAGGTCGCGGCCGACGACATGGAGCAGCTCGGCGCGCTCGAGTGGCTGGTGTCGGCGCCGGGCCGGGCGTTCTCGCAGGGCATCAATCAGGTCCGGTTCGCGCAGCTCCGCCACGAGAGCCTGTTCCGGGAGCTGACCAGGGCCGAGCAGGACCAGCTCGAGGCGTATCGGTTCCACATGGTCGACGGCGGAGCCCTGGGGACCGGCTCGAGCTGGTTCAAGAAGGCCGTCACCGGCGGCGCGCAGCAGCTCCCGAACCTGTTCGGCGCGAGCCTCTACGCGGGCGCCTACGGCGTCGCCGGCGCCGCCACTACGGGAGCCGTGGGCGCCGGCGTGGGCGCTGTGGCGGGCGGCGTGGGGGCGATTCCGGGCGCTTTGGCGGCAGCGCCGTATGGCGCGAGGGCCGGCGCGCTCTACGGGGCGGCGAAGTTCGGTTTTGTAATCGAGTCGGGGCTGGCGCTCGACGAGTTCCTGGCGTTCAAGGACGAGACGGGGCAGACGCTCGACCCGGCGATCGCGCGGGTGGCGGCGCTGTCGGCCGGCGCGATGGCGGCAGGGTTCGAGGCGGTCGGGTTCGAGGCGATCGCCAAGACGATTCCGGGGCTCGACAAGCTGACGTCGGTCGGCGCTCGAGCGGCAGTGAAGCGGGCGCTCCGGCAGCCGACCGTGCGCGCGGCGCTGGCGGAGGCGGTCCGCTCCTACGGGACGACGCTCACCGTCGAGACGGCGACCGAGGTCGCGCAGCGCGGCATCACCATCATGGCCGGCGAGCTGGCGAAGGCCGCATCCGACCAGTCGATTCCGACGCGCACCGGCGGCGACATCGCGGAGGACCTCGTCAACGAGGGCATCGGCGCGATCGAGGGGTTCGGGCTCCTGTCGGGCGCCGGCCCGGCGATGGGCGCCGCTCGAGCGCAGCGGCAGATCCAGCAGGGCGAGGCGACGGCGCAGTTCTTCAAGGCGCTCGGCGGGCAAGCGTCCGCGTCCGCAACCATCAAGCGAGCGCCGGAGGCGGCGCAGGCGTTCCTCGAGCGCGCGACGAAGGACGGCCCGATCGGGACCATCTACGCGCCGGCGGAGGCGTGGGTCCAGTATTGGCAGTCGCAGGGCGTCGACCCGGCCGAGATCGCGCGGGACGTCATCGGCTCGAGTGAGGCGCTCGAGCGGGCGCTTGCGACCGGCGAGGACCTCGCGATTCCGACGGCGCGCTACGCCGTGACGCTGGCGGCGACCGAACACAATCGGTTCTTCGCTGAGGAGCTGCGGCTGGCGCCGGGCGAGATGAACGCTCGAGAAGCGCGCGAGTTCAAGGCGCAGCTCGAGGCGGAGGCGGCGGCGCAGGAGCAGGCCACGGTCGACGCGGCGCTCACGCCGGCGCAGCAGGTCCGGGGCGACATCCTGACGCAGCTCGAGGGCGCAGGCGTCGAGCGCAGCACGGCGGAGAGCTACGCGGACCTCTACGAGTCGACGTTCGGTTCCCTGGCCGAGCGCGCCGGCGTGGACCCGCGCTCGATGCTGGCCGACCTGGGGCTGTCGATCGACCGTCCGGCGCTCGAGCGTCCGAAGGCTCGGGCTGCGAGCGGGACGCCGGCGGAGGCGGCTGCCGGCCCCGTAGGAGCTGGGAGCGGGGCGACCTCAACGGCGGAGTCTCGGGCGCTCCCGCTCGCACCGGCTGAGGGTGAAGCGGCGCCGGCGTTCGGGGACGAGGTTCCCGGCATGGCGGCGCTCGAGGCGGCATCCGCCGGCGCGACGATCGAGCCGGTCCTGGGCGAAGGGGACCAGGGACCGGGGCTCGAGGTCAACGCCAGCGGCGAGTCGGGCGCGTCCTTCGAGGCGATGTCCCGGCTCGAGGGCATGAAGGCGCGCGGCGAGGCGTTCGGCTACTTCGACCGGGCCGGGCGGTTCACGCCGGTCATCGGCGCCGACGCGGTCGACTACCAGCCGCGCAAGGGTCAGACGTTCGGCATTGCCGGCCCGGACGGGTTCCGCGTCCTGACCGACAACGGCGGGCGTGTTGTTGACAGAAACCTTCCCGCGCGGGAGGATGGGGGGACCGATGCCGGTGGATCTCGAGAAGCTCAGGCGGCGCGTGCTGGCAGGGATGCCGGCGAAGCTGGCGCTCCGCCGCGCGGCGAAGGAGGCGGAGCAGACGGAGACGTTCTCGCCGCCGGGCCGCTGGAACCGTATGCGAACGCGGAGCGGCTCGGCCTCTACGCGGACGCGCTCGACGCGGCGCGTTCACTAGACCCGGCGCTCGACGAGCGGAAGTTCCGCGCCGAGTTCGACTACCGGCTCGACATCTTCGACGACATCAAGGGCATCCAGAACGAGGAGAGCCCGGTCCAACTGCTCAAGGCGATCGCCGCGAAGGGCGGCATCTACGAGAGCGAACGCGGGCAGGCCGGCGAGATGGCGCGGCTCCGCGAGGGCACGATCTTCGGGAAGGTCGGCGGCGTGCCGGGCGTGCTCGTCGTCAAGCCGCGCAAGCTCGTCAACGTCCGGAAGAAGATCGATGGTAAGTGGGAGATCCGGCAGGAGCAGCGCGGCGGGCTCGGGCTCGACGTCATGCTGCAAGACCTCCAGGCGGAAGGCCGCTGGCCGTGGTTGCAGGACATCGAGGACCTCGTCGCGTTTCTCGACGACGTCCGGCTGAACGGCATCCCGGAAGGGCTCGGCGCGGTTCCCGATGCGAGCGACCTCAAGGGGCTCGGCATCGACTTCTCGCGCGACTGGTGGAACGACGTCGACCGGCAGGCTGTCGACCTGCTCGACGTCGACGACATGGAGCGGGACATCCTCGAGCCCGACGGCCCGGTCGACACGTCGTTCAACGTGGCGGACTTCGCGCAGTCGTTGTTCGACCAGCTCGAGGAGCCCGGCGCGGCCGAGCAGCTCACGACGAAGGCGGACCTTCTCGACACCGGCGAGGCGCAGCCGCGACTCCCTGGCGACGTGGGCGACGTGCGCGAGGAGGAGCGGCCGACGCCGAAGATGTCGGACGTCGAGGACGAGTTCCGGCTCACGAGCGAGGTCGAGCAGCGCAAGGGTTTCCAGACGACGCTGTTCCAGCCGTGGAACCCGATCGACTCGCCGGCGTTCCGCCGGTGGTTCGGCAACAGTGTCGTCGTCGACGGCGCCGGGAACCCGATGACGCTGTTCCACGGGACGGCGGTGGAGTTCGATGCGTTCGACCCGACGCTGCCGATCTACCTCACCAACCTGAGCGACGTCGCGCTCGAGTTCGGGGCGGAGCGGGCGCCGAAGGCGACGAAGGCACAGGACGTGCCGGACCCCTACGACGGCGTGATCGTGCTGCCGCTCTACGCGCGCATCGAGAACCCGGTCGAGATCGACAACTTCGACGACTGGATCGGGTGGGGACCGAAGGACATCGCGCGCTACGAGGCGATGGGCTACGACGGCGCTGTGTTCCGCGACGCGGAGGACGGCGAGGTTCAATACATCGCGTTCCGACCGACGCAGGTCAAGCACGCGAACAACAACAGCGGCGCGTTCGATCGCGACGACGCGGTCATCTACAACCAGCCGGACGTGACGCCGGCGCCGACGGCGTTCGATGCAGAGTATCCGGTCGCGGATGACGTCGTCGACGGCCGCGTCGTCCAGGCGGAGGTCCCGAACACGTCGTCGATCGCCGCGTCGCTCGAGGACTACGAGGTCCTGGCCGGCATCCGCGACGTGCCGATGTCGCTGTTCAGCGAGAACGCGCCGTCGTTCTACTCGACGAGTGAGGAGCAGCGCACGCGGGCTCTGGCGGAGGCGATCCGCGAGAACAACGTCCTGAACCCGCTCATCGTGGTCGTCGACAAGCAGGGGCCTTACATCCTCGAGGGCGCGCATCGGTTCGACGCGCTCAAGCTGCTCGGCGCGAAGCGGTTCCCGGCGCTGGTGGTCATCGACCGCGAAAGTCTGCCGGCGGAGGAGACGGCCGACCCGCAGCAGACGGCCGACGCATTCGCGGACACGGTGAAGCGCGCCGCCGGCGACGAGCTGGTGTCATTCGAGCTGCGGGTGGACCCGCTCCGCGAGAACGTCGTGAAGCTCGAGACGATCCTCATCCGTCGCGGCGCCGCTCGGCAGGGGCTCGGCTCGAAGGTCATGCGCGAGCTGACGCGGTGGGCGGATCGCAGCGGCATCCGGCTCGAGCTGTCGCCGGCGGAAAAGGGCTGGCCGTATACGCCGAACACGGAGCGGACCTCGAGCGCGTCGCGGCTGCGGACCTTCTATCGGCGGTTCGGGTTCGTCGACAACCGGGGCCGGGCGAAGGACTTCACGACGCGCGAGGGCATGTATCGCGAGCCGACCGTCTACGCGGACGGGCCGAGCCAGCCGCGCAGTGTCGGGCCGTCGCGCGAGCAGCTCCGGGCGTTCCGCGCCGGCGTGCGCGAGTTCGACCAGCCGCTCTATCACGGGAGCCCGCACGACTTCGATCGCTTCTCGGTCGAGCACATCGGCACGGGCGAGGGCGCGGCTGCCTACGGTTGGGGCCTCTACTTCGCGGAGGACCCGGCGATCGCCGGGCACTACTTCGACACCCTGAGCGGTGAGCCGCAGATGGTCGAGATGCGTCTCGGCAGCATGCGACTGAATGACAAGAACGGGTTCGACTACTCGCGCCGGGCATCGGAGAGCGACATCGAGAACGTCCGCGCGTCGCTGGCGGAGAACCTCCTGGCGAATCCGCTCGAGCTGCTCGGGCGCGGCGAGGACGGGTTCCAGGCTTACGTGCTCGAGTGGCTCGATCAACACGCGAAGGACCTCGCGATCGAGGAGTGGACCGAGGGCATCGAGGCGACGAAGCGGCTCCGCGACGAGCTGGCGAAGCCGGGCGCCGCGTCCGTGCGATGGGACCCGGTGAAGGGCGGGGTCTACCAGATCGAGATCGACGACGCGCAGGTCGCGAAGATGCTCGATTGGGACGCGCCGATCGACAAGCAGCCGAAGCCGGTGCAGGACCTCGTGCGGGAGGGCCTCAAGCGGCGCGGCTACCTGGGGCCGAAGGACAACGGGCCGCGTCAGCTCAAGAGCGCGTTCAAGGCTTACACGCTCGAGCGCGGCAGCATGTCGCAGCCGGCGAACGGCGAGATGGCCTATCGCATCATCCAGGCCGACGAGGAGGAGCGCATCCGCAAGCCGCTCCGCGAGCGCGCGGAGGAGCTGCGGGCGAAGCATCCGGCGCAGCCGACGGGCGGCGGCATCGCATCCGGCTCGAGCGAGGAGCGGGTGCGGGCGCAGTTCGGCGCCGACTACGACGAGTTCGTGCAGCTCGCAGTGCTCGAGGAGCGCGCGGCGGAGGATGCGGCGCGGCTGGCGAGCCTCAAGCTCCTGGCTGCCGGCGTGCCGGGGCTGAAATACGAGGACGCCAACAGCCGCGACCAGGGCAAGCGGAAGAAGCTCCGCAACATGGTCGTGTTCGACGACTCGATCGTTCAGCTCACGCACAAGAACGGCAAGCCGGTCACGGGCAAGGAGCGCCGCGATTTCGTGCAGGCCGTCACCGAGCAGTCGAACGAAGCGCACGGCTCGACGGCGCGCGAGCAGAACCTCCGGAAGTGGTTCGGGGAAAGCCAGATCGTCGACGAGGACGGCGAGCCGCTGGTGGTCTACCACGGCACGACGGGCGACTTCGACACGTTCGATCCCACGCGGGCGAACGTCGAGTCGGACCTGGGCGCCGGCATCTACTTCTCGAACAACCCGCGCGACGTCGGCGCCAACTACGCCACCGAGGCGGGGCCGGACCTCGCAAGCAAGCTGTCGCGCGAAGTGGAGCGCATCGAGAGCGCGCTCGAGATGGACGACGAGGACATCATCGAGCAGCTCGACGCGATCGTCGCGGAGCGGCCGGAGGAGATCGCGCGGGCGAAGCAGGACCTCACGCGGCAGGACCGGACGCTGGCGCCAGACGATCGGTTCGCGGCGGTGCGGTTGCTGGCGCTCGACCGGCTCGGCGTGAAGCATGGCGGGATGACGATGCCCGTCTACCTCAAGATGGAGCGGCCGGCGCGGCTCGGCGGGCGCAACGAGTCACTGCTCGACTACACGCGCGTCTACGACGAGCCGATCACGTCGTTCGAGCCGGCCGACGTCGAGGAGCTGCGGGCGGAGGGCATGGACGACGAGCAGATCGTCCAAGAGCTGAGCGACCGCGAGGGCTACGACCCGACCGAGGGCGGCGGCGTGCTCGAGTTCCTCGAGGCGCTCCAGGCGGAGGTCGACCTCGCGAACGACGTCGAGTTCTCCGACCTGGGCGACGTCGTCGACCGCATCATGGAACGGGCGCGCGACTACGACGGCATCCCGCTCCGAGGGGCGATCGAGATCCTGCTCACGAGCGAGCAGCTCGGCTACGCGACCGACGACCAGGGGAACCTGATTCGCGGCGAGATCATCCGCCGGACGATCGAGCGGCTCGGCTACGACGGCATCGTCGACACGACGGTCGACACGAAGTTCGGCAGCCAGAAGAAGATGGGCACGCCGATGGCCGGCATGGACGCGGACACGGTTCACTACATCGTGTTCAAGCCGGAGCAGGTCAAGAGCGCCGTCGGCAACGTGGGCACGTTCGACCCGAACGACCCGCGCATCCTCTACCAGACCGAGGAGCGCGGCCGTCGCGGGGCGATCCGGTTCGGTCCTGGCCGGCAGGTCAGCATCAGCCTGTTCGAGCGTGCGGACCTGACGACGTTCCTCCACGAGTCGGGGCACCTGTTCCTCGAGCTGATGGGCGACCTCGTCGACAAGGTAAAGGCGAGCGACCCGGCGACTCGGACCGCGCAGCAGCAGGCGCTCATCGCGGACTACGCGACGCTGCTCGAGTGGTTCGAGGTTGACAGCCGCGCCGGCATCGGCGTCGACCAGCACGAGAAGTTTGCGGCGGCGTTCGAGGCATACCTGGGCGAAGGCAAGGCGCCGTCGCTCCGGTTGCAGAGCGCGTTCTCGAGGTTCCGCGCGTGGATTCTCGGCGTCTACCGTTCGCTCAGCCGGCTCGGCGTGCAGTTCACGCCGGAAGTGCGGGCGGTGGTCGACCGCATGGTCGCCGGCGACGTGGCGATCGCACAGGCCAACGACCTCCGCAACGCGCCGCCGATGTTCACGACGGCGGAGTCGGCGGGCATGACGCCGGAGGAGTTCGCGCTCTACGAGGGGACCATCCAGGCGGCGAACCGGACGGCCCGCGAGCAGCTCGATCGCCGGCTGATGGCGGAGGTTCAGCGCGAGCAGACGAAGCAGTGGAAGGCGCGGCGGAACGAGATCGAGGCGGAGGTCGCGGCGGAGGTCTACGCGGAGCCGGTCTACCGGGCGCTGGCGGCGATGCAGCGGGGGACGCTGCCCGACGGGAGCCCGATGGTTGAGGGCCTCGAGACGGAGCCGCTGCGGCTGTCGCGGGCGATCCTCGTCGCGCGCTACGGGCTCGACTACCTCAAGCGGCTGCCACGGCCCTACATCTACGCGGCCGACGGCGGGCTCGACCCGGAGTTCGTCGCCAGCATGTTCGGCTACGACTCTGGCGACGCGCTGCTCCAGGCGGTTACGGAGGCGGCGCCGGCGCGGGAGGTCATCCGGGCGCGGACCGAACAGCGGATGCTGGCCGAGCACGGGAGCCTGTTGCTCGATGGGACGCTCCAGAATGCCGCTCAGGCCGCTATCTCGAATGAGGACCGGGACGTCATCGTCCGGGCCGAGCTGCGAGCCCTGGCGAAGCTGAGGGCCACGGTGCGGCCGTTCGAGCAGGCGGCGGGCCGGCAGCTCGCAGCCGAGCGCCGGGAGCGGGACTACGAGCGCCGGTTCCTCGAGGCGGAGACGAAGCTGCGAGTCGCGATCGCGGAGGGCGCCAAGCAGCTCGAGATCGACCAGCTCCAGGCCGAGCTGTCGGAGCTGCGGCGCAAGGCTCGAGGCGGGGCGCGCGTCATCAACGCGGCGCTGCCGCGACACGAGGACGTCGTCGCGGCGGCAAAGGCGCGGATCGCCAGCATGAAGATCCGGCAGGTCAAGCCGGATGTGTTCTGGCACGCCAGCCGCCGGGCCGCGCAGCAGGCGCTCGAGCGCGCCGCGCGCACCGACTACGACGGCGCGATCGAGTCGAAGCGGAAGGAGCTGCTCAACCTCGCGCTCTACCGCGAAGCTCAGCGCGTGCTCGAGGACGTCGAGGCGCGGGTGAAGTTCGCGCGGGGACTGGCGCGGCCGACGACGCGCTCGAGCATCGGCCTCGCCGGGCACAACTATCTCGACCAGATCGACGGCATCCTCGATCGGTTCGAGTTCGCGCGGGTAAGCCAGCAGGCGCTCGACCGCCGCGCGTCGCTGGTGAAGTTCATCGAAGGGCTCGAGTCGCAGGGGCTCCCGACGGACATGCCGGAGGAGCTGCTCAACGAGGCGCTGCGAACCAACTACCAGAACCTCACGGTGGAGCAGCTCGTCGGCGTGACGGACGGCCTCAAGGCGCTGGTGCATCTGGCGCGGCTCAAGAACCGGCTACTCAAGGCGGCGGCGCAGCGGGAGCTGGATGCCACGGCCGACGAGATCGCCACGGCGATCCGCGCCAACTTCAAGGGCAAGCCGGCGAGCGCCGGTGAGATGGATCGCCGGCCGTCGACGGAGCGCATGCGCGGCGTGCAGGATTTCATCGCCAGCCACCGGAAGATCGCCAGCCTCGTGCGCGAGATGGACGGGTTCGAGGACGGCGGCGCCATGTGGGAGGCGGTCGTCCGGCCGCTGAACGAAGCCGGCGCTCGAGAGGCGGAGATGAACGCGCAGGCGGCGGCGAAGTTCCAGGCGCTCGTCGACGCGGCGTTCCCGACGGCTCGAGACAAGCGGGCGCTTTACACGAAGGAGCTGGCGCCGTCGGTGGGCCGGTCACTATCGAAGATGGAGCGCATCGGCATCGCCCTGAATTGGGGCAACGAGGGCAACCGGGACCGCATCCGGCGCTCCGAGCGGTGGACCGACGAGCAGGTCGCCGGCATCCTGGCGACGCTGTCGGAAAGCGACTGGCAGTTCGTTCAGGGCGTGCTCGACATGATCAACGGGTATTGGTCGGACATCGCCGCGAAGCAGGAGCGCGTCTACGGCATCGCGCCGGAGAAGGTCGAAGCGGCAACGATCCGCACGCCGTTCGGGGAGTTCGCTGGCGGCTACTTCCCGCTCAAGTATGACGAGCGGCGGAGCGCGAAGGCCGGCGCGTTCGTCGACGTCGAGGAGGCGGGGCTGGCTCGAGCGGCTGCCTACGCGCAGAGCACGACGAAGCGCGGGCACACGAAGGCGCGCGTCGACGGCGTGAAGCTGCCGGTCCGCCGGGACTTCGGTGTGATGTTCGAGCACGTTCGGCAGGTCATCCACGACCTGAGCCACCACGAGACGCTCATCGACGTGGGCCGCGTCCTGGGGCATCCGGCGGTGCAGGCGGCGATCTACGAGACGCACGGCGACGTCGTCTACAAGCAGCTCAAGAACGGCGTCCGCGACATCGCGATCGGGGACGTGCCGGCGACCGGCGCGTTCGAGCGCGCAATCAACCATCTCCGGCAGGGCGCGACGATCGCCGGGCTCGGTTGGAACATCACGACGGCGCTGCTCCAGCCGATCGGCCTCACGCAGTCGATGGTCCGCATCGGGCCGAAGTGGGTAGCGCGCGGCATGGCGCGCTGGCTCCGCGACGCGGCAACGATGGAGAACACGGCGGCATGGGTCCGGGAGCGGTCGACGTTCATGCGCGAGCGCGGCCGGACGCAGCAGCGCGAGATCAACGAGATCCGCAACGCCGTCGGCGTCAACACGGGCACGTTCTCCGGCTGGATCGACGACGTGCTCAAGGGCGTGAGCGGCGGCAAGGCGACGCGGCAGGGTGTCGCGGATAGCTATTTCTTCCTCATCCAGCAGGCGCAGCTCATCGCGGACCTGCCGACGTGGCTCGGCCAGTATGAGAAGGCGCTCGAGAGTGGCGTCGACGAGGCGGCGGCGATCGCGCAGGCCGATCAGGCGGTGCTCGACTCGCAGGGCGGCGGGCAGGTCAAGGACCTCGCCGGCATCCAGCGCGGCGGGCCGCTCCTGCGGCTGTGGACGAATTTCTATTCGTTCTTCAACGTCACCTACAACCTCGCGGCCGAGTCGACGCGGCGCACCAACTTCCGCAAGCCGGGGGACATCGGCCGGCTGATGGTCGACTACCTCCTGCTCTACACCGTGCCGGCGCTGATGGGGCTGGCGCTGCGAGAGGCGATCAAGCCGGGCAGCGACGAGGACGACGAGGACCTCGCGGTGCGGCTGGCGCGGGAGCAGGCTGCCTACATCCTGGGCACGATGGTCATCACGCGCGAGATCGCCGGCGTCGTCGGCAACGGCTACGGCTACGAGGGACCGGCCGGCGCGCGGGCGTTCTCGAGCGCGTCGCGGCTCGTGCAGCAGGTCGAACAGGGTGAGCCTGACGCGGCGTTCTGGCGGTCACTCAATGACACGGCCGGCGCCGTGTTCCACTATCCTGCGGGACAGGTGAAGCGGACGATCGAAGGGTTCGCGGCGCTCGTCGAGGGCAAGACGTCGAACCCGATGGCACTCATCTCCGGAGCGCCGAAGTAGATGCCGAAGTTCTCGAAGGCGCAGCGCGGACTCAATCGCACGACGGTCGACCCGTCGGCGCGCGGGAAGGTTACGCGCGTCTCGAATCGCATCAACGTCGGGCTCGCACGGCAGGACGGCACGCCGGCGATCGGCCTCGGCGGCAGCAGCTCGAGCGGCGGCGGCAGCGGAGCGCCCGGACCTCCGGGACCGCCGGGACCCGCCGGGCCTCCGGGACCGGGCGGACCGCCGGGCGCGTTCGGCGCTCAGGGACCCGCCGGCGCGACGGGCGCACAGGGACCGGCGGGCACGCCGGGCATGATGGGGCCTCCGGGCGCCACCGGGCCGCAGGGTCCGCCGGGCGTCCAGGGCTCACAGGGACCCGCAGGAGCGACCGGCCCGCAGGGGCCACCGGGGAACCCTGGGGCGCCCGGACCCGTCGGAGCGGCCGGCCCGGTGGGTCCGCAGGGGCCTCCAGGCGTCGCGGGCACTCCTGGCGCCACGGGCTCGACCGGGCCGCAGGGTCCAGCCGGGCCGCAGGGCGCTCCTGGGCCTCCAGGCGCCGCCGGTATGGCCGGACCAGCCGGACCTCCGGGAGCGCAGGGGGCGCCGGGCGCCACCGGCCCGCAGGGACCGGCAGGCGCTCAGGGCCTCCAGGGTCCGCCGGGCCGCGACGGCGTCGGCGTGCCGGGGCCACCGGGACCGCCGGGCGCGACCGGGCCGCAGGGACCGGCGGGCGGCGGTGGCGGCTCCGCGACGCGCGTCGTCGTGGCGCTCGGCTGGCCGGCGAAGCGGTCGCATTCGGTCGTGGTCACGGCGGGCAGCGTCACGGGAGCCTCGAAGGTGCTGCCGTGGCTGGCGGGCGTCGCAGAGACGGACGTCGACGCGCCGATGGAAGATGACCTGTGCATGCGGGCCGTGCCGGGTTCTGGTAACTTCACGTTGCTCCTCGAGGGCGAGCAGCCGCTCGGGGGGAACCTCGTGCTCGATTACATGGTGCTCTGATGCCGACACTCTACGATGCTCGAGGGAATGAGATCCGGGGCCTGTTCCCCGATCGCGTCAACGGCGAAGTCAACACGGACAGCCGGACGTTCACCAACCTCCTCGCGGCGGCGAACGCCGAGGTCCTGGCGGACGTGGACGGCTGCTCGACAGTCGCGATCGACGTTCGCACTGGCGCCGGATCGCTGACCTACGTGTTCGAGGGAACGGTCGACGGAACCAACTACTTCCCGCTGCCGGCGCTGGCGGTCGGCAGTCTCGTTGCAGCAACAGCGGCGAGCGAGCAGTTCGTCAACAGCGTCACGATCACGACGACGCACTCCGCCAGCTATTTCGTCGGATGCAGCGGTTACAAGCGCGTGCGTGTGCGCGTCTCAGCCTTCACGTCGGGGAACATCACGGTCGCGCTCAGGGCGAGCGGCGCGCGGATCATCGCCTACAGTAAGCCGCTGCCGACCGTCCTATGGGTGACGGTGACGGCCGCAGCCAACACGGGCGCAACGGCGACGCTGCCGGCCGCTGGCGTCGGCCTGTTCCACTACATCACGTATCTGAACATGATGCGGAACGCGACGGCCGCGCTCGCGGGCACGGCGACCCTGCTCCACACGTCCGCGAACCTGCCGGGGAGTCCGGTGTGGTCGGTGGGCAATGCGATGGCTGCCGGCGGCACGCAGATCGACGTCGACATGCAGCTCGCGAACCCGCTCAAGTCACTCGTCGCCAACACCAACACCACATTCACGATGCCGGCGGCGGGGGCTGCCGTGCTGAACCGTATCAACGTCGGCTACTACGTCGGCCTCTAAACAGGAGACTCGTCCAATGAAGGAAATCACTCTCGGGCCGTCGTTCGTGGCGAACGCCGTCGGCAACCTCGCAGCTCCCGCAGCCGCCGGCGCGGGCGCAGTCGGACACACGGCGCCGGCTGACCGGCTCACCGTGACGCGCGTCCGTCTCATCAACCGGACGGCGAGCCCGGTGACGGGCGTCTCGCTGTTCGTCGGTGCGACGGGCGCCGGCGTCGCGGGCACCGAGTTCCTGTTCGCAGGTATCTCGATCCCGGCGAACAGCCACGTCGAGGCTTACTGCAACAAGGTGCTCGAGGGCGCGAACGGGTTCCTCACCGGCGTGGCGGGCACGGCGACCGCGATCGTGTTCGAGGCGGACGCGCGGCTAAGCAAGGCGTAGAAATTTCCCGTGCAGCGGCCGGTCCTGTTCCGGGGCCGGTCGCTGCGACGCGGTATTCTGGCGGGGCCTTGTGATCTCCGCAGGGTGGACGGTGGCATGACGATCGATTGGACCATCAACATCGGTGCAGTCCTGGGCGGGCTCGTCTCCGGGTTCCTGGCGATCGTCGGGACCTACGGGGCGATGCTGCGCTTCTGGCACAAGGTCGACCTCCGCATCACCGACGCCGAGCGGACGCTCGAGCAACACGCGGCGGCGCTGACGAAACGCGAGGACCAAGCCGAGCGCCACGAGGGCATGCTCATCGAAGTGCTGCAAGACGTCGCGCGCATTTTCGGAGAGATGGGCCGCGACGCTCGCGCGCAGTGGACCGGGCCGGATCGCCGCAAGCCGGCAGGTAGTAGCTCGTGAAGCTGACGCTCGTTCGTGAGCCGAGCGCGAACGAGCGCACGTTCGGCGTGCTGTTCGTCGACGGCGTGTTCGAGTGCCACACACTCGAGGACGTCGTGCGGGCCGAGAAGGTCGCCGGCGTGACAGCCATCCCTCCAGGCCGCTACCGTGTCGTCGTCTCATGGTCGCCACGGTTCCAGAAGCGGCTGCCGCTGCTCGAGAACGTGCCGGGGTTCTCCGGGGTCCGCATCCACGCGGGCAATAGCGCACGGGACACCGAGGGCTGTATCCTTCCGGGGCTGGTGCGCGATGGCGATCGCGTGCTCCAGTCGAGGACGGCGTTCATGCGGCTGTTCGAGAAGCTCGAGCGCGGGCCGGCGTGGCTCACGATCGTGAGCGCCGAGATGTTCAACGAAGTGGGAGGGGTCAGATGATTGTGTTGAAACCAGGGGAGCGGCTCGTTCCGGGGCAGGAGGTCCGGGCCGACGGCATGCTACTCGCCTACCAGGGCGACGGGAACCTCGTGCTCTACCGGCGCGACGGAACGCCAGTGTGGGCGAGCGACACGTTCGGCGCGGCCGGGTTCGTGACGATGCAGGGTGACGGCAACCTCGTCATCTACGACGCCGGCGGTGTGCCGGTGTGGGCGAGCGACACGTTCGTTCCTGGCGGCGCGCTCGAGCTGACGCGCGAGGGCCTCAAGATCAAGGCGCTGGCGACGGTGTGGTCGACGCCGGGGTTCGATCCGGGTGAGCCCGGACCGGAGCCGACGCCGGTGCTGTTCGGACCCGTGCGCCGCTACGGGCCGCGCGCCGTGGGCGACGATCGCGGGCCGCAGCTCTACGCCGGCCTGAGCCGCTTCTATCACGTCTGGGCGATGAAGAACGACCCGGACCGCGTGAAGCGGGAGGACGACTCCGACGTCGCGGTCGGCATGGACTTCAAGCGCGTGCTGCTACAGGTCGGTTCGCTCGACCCGTCCGACTATTGGGCCGGCCGCGTCGCTGACCAGAATTGGCCGGACCATCAGCAGCTCGTCGCGGACATGTGCGCCGGCGCTCGAGAGCGCGGCATGCGAATCTCGGCGTGCATCATCGGCAAGGGCAACGGCATGGACCGGCAGAGCAATCGCCGGCCCTACGTGCAGCGGATGGCGGAAGTGCTCCGCGACTTCCCGGACGTCGTGCTGCTCGCGCAGATCATGAACGAGCCGAGCATCGAGGGCCGCATCACGGCCGACGAGATCCTCGAGCTGGAATCGATCCTGCGGTCGACGGCGCCGAACCTCGTGACGAGCACGGGCGCCTACGGCGACCTCGAGGGCGGCATGGACGGGCTCGACCCGCGAACCTGGGGTATGGTCGGCACGCCGCATCTCGATCGCGACCAGTCGCGGAGCGAGCAGCGCGATCGTCCCTGGCGCCAGCCGTGGGATTGGGGCCTGAGCGCCGGCGATCACGGCCTGATGAACGACGAGCCGATCGGGCCGCGCGCATCGGTGGCGAGCGAGGACCGGCCGCTGGTGCTGCGGTCGCACGCGACGGTCGCGTTCATGGCGCGGTTCATGGGCAGCGTGTTCCACGCCGACGAGGGCATCCGGGGGAACGGCGACCTCGCCAGCGTGCCGGGCTACCGCGAGTTCGCAGCGTGCAAGCGGTTCCTGCCGGGCGACCTGCCGAACGGTTCGCAGCAGAACGCCAACACGAATTTCCCTGGCCGTCACTGGCAGCTCGAGGACGAATACCTCCGCGCGGCGAACGACAACCGGCGGGGCATCGTGCGGGCCTACGGCGTGCAGCAGGGCGGGTTCCAGTTCACGGTCCCGTTCGGGCCGGTGAGCGACTTCGAGCTGCGAGCGGTGCGACCGCTCCGCGTCGAATGCTTCCAGCAGGACGTCAACGATCTGTTGTGGGAGCGGACAATCGGGGCGGGGGAGCGGGTGCGGTTCAGCGCGCAGCATCCGGACTACCTTCTCAAGTCACGCGCGCTGTAGGAGAGAACGATGCTCGAGAAGCTACTCGCGCCGATCCTTGCGGACGGCATCACGCGGGCCATCCTCTACATCGGCACGATCGGCGGAGTCGCCGCCGCGCTGCCGATCCTCATCAACGCGCTCAAGGGCCGCGTGCCGTTCGTCGACAAGAATCACGCGGTCATCCTCCGGACCCTGACGGTCACGGCGACGCTGCTCACGAGCCTCGGCATCGGCTACAGCTACGACCTGGGCACCGGGCGACTCGTCATCGACGGGATGACGCCGCTGAACCTGTCGTATTTCATCCTCGGCGTCGCGGCGCAGTTCGGCCTGACGGAGTGGATCTACCAGCGATACCTCAAGCGGTGAGGTTGTTGACAGAAACCAGCCGCCGGGGCTAGTCTTTCCGCATGGCAAAGACACCCGGCGGCAGGCCGACGATCTTCGCCCCGAAGGACGGCGAGCCGGTGCGCGCTCAGGCGCTCACGATCACGGGCTCGAAGCGATTCGAGGCGGCACGGCGGCGACTGGCAAAGCTCGCAGGTTGGGAACCGGAGCAGGTCAGCGACGCGGACACCATCGAGTTCATGGCTCGGGGTGAGACGGACACGTTGAAGTATCTCGAGGCGAAGCGGGCCGCGTCGGCATAGAGCCGGCCGGCCCGTTCCCTTTGTTGGGGGGAACGATGGCACCGAAAGCGAAGAAGGCGACGACGGCGCTCGCGCGTCGTCCGGACTACAACGCGAAGCTCGACAAGCTCGCGAAGCAGGTCCAGCGGCTCGCATCCGTGCGGCCGAAGGTCGAGGTCCTGCCGGCGATCGCGCCGGCGGCGGCAGTCGAGCTGAGCGAGAACCCGATCCTGGGGCAGCTCGGGTTCCAGCCGCTCGCGCTGAGCGCGGAGGCGGAGGCGGTCCTGGCGGAGCCGGTCGATCCGGCCCGCGTGCTCGTGAAGCCGACGGGCGCGGTCTACTACTCGCACATCGAATACACGCGCTGGTTCAATCGCGCGTTCGGGCGTGGGCAGTGGACGATGCTGCCGGCGGCGCGGCCGAAGATGGTCGAGATCCCGCAGGAGGGCGGCGAGGTCAAGCATCTCGCGACGCAGACGTTCGTGTTGTGCGTTCACGGCAAGCCGATCGCTCAGGCGACGGCCGAGCAGGAATACCATCCGGACAACGCCGAGCAGACCTACGGCGACGTGATCGAGGCGCTGAACGCGAACGCGCTCCGGCGGGTGGCGAAGCGGCTCGGCATCGGGCTCGAGCTGTGGGATCGGTCCTGGGGCGCCGCGTGGCAGGCCGAGCACTGTGTCCAAGTTTGGAGACGGTCGGGGTCCAAACCTCAGTGGCGGCGGAAGGTCGACCCGCCGTTCTACGACGAGACGGGGGTGGCGGAGCCTAGAACGGCCGGGAATCGGTCCAGGCCGGCGCAGGGCGAGCGATCGGAGCCTCGGACGGAGGGCGGGGAGCCTGACCGGCGGACCGCTCAGGAGCGCCGCGACGCGACCGACACGCGGAAAATCTCGCAGCCGCAGGCGAAGCGGTTTTGGACGATCGCCCGAAAGGCGAAGCGGACCGACGACGAGGTCAAGGGCTACCTGCGGATCGTCTGTGGTGTCGAGCACACGGTCGACATGGAACGGCGCTTCTACGAGGCAGCCTGTTCGCAGCTCACGAAGCCGGGGCCGATGGTCCCGGTGGCGGCGCCGGCGACCAGGGAGCCGGGCGAGGATGACGGTCCGCCGTGGTGAGCGAGACGCTCCGCTACGACGCGGACCTTCACGAATACATCGACGAGGCGACCGGCGCGGTCCTGCCGAGCGTCACGCAGATGCTCATCAAGGACGGGAAGATCGATACGACGTGGCTCACTGAGGAGGGCCGGCGTCGTGGCACTGAGGTCCACCGTCTGACGCTCAACTACGATCTGGATGCGATCGACGACCCGAAGGCGGTCGCCAGTCCGTTCAAGGGCTACCTGCTCGCGTGGGCCGAGCTGATGAATGTGCTCCAGCGGCCGACGTGGGAGCATCTCGAGGAGCCGTTCGTGCATCCGCTCCTGCGGTTCGGTGGCACGCCGGACCGCGTCGGGCACGTCTGGCGGCTGTTGTCGGTGGGCGAGATCAAGACCGGCGACTTCGAGAAGTGGCATCCGCTCCAGACCGCGCTCCAGGCTATCCTCGTGGCGCGGACGCTGCATTGCCATCCGGAGGCGATCGCGCGGTTCGCGTTCTACATCAAGGCCGACGGCCGCTACAAGGTCGAGGAGCACGTCGACCACGCGCGGGACTTCCGCGAGGCGCGGAAGATCATCCGGAAGTGGTGCGAGCTGTGAGGAGGGTCAAACCGATGGCGTTCGTGACGAATTTCAAAGAGGTCCGGCCGAGCGGCAAGGTGCAGCGGGCGCTCCGCCGCATCGAGCGCGACAACGCGGAGAACCGGGAGAAGGCGAAGGTCCGCACGCGCGATCGCGGCTGCCGGTTCCCGCTGTGCGGCTGCCGCCGGCTGCGGCTGGCGCTCGAGGTCAGCCACAACGAGCACAAGGGCGCCGGCGGCAACCCGGACGGCTCGAGGTCGACGAGCGAGCTGATGATGCAACTGTGCCGGGAGCGCCACCGGACGAACCCGTTCAGCATTCACAACCGGGCGATCGAGTGGGAGCCGCTCACGAAGAAGCTCGGCGCGAACGGCCCGGTGAAGTGGCTCATCGACCGGCGGCTGCTCCGCTACTACCTCCAGGGCGGGCAGCGGCCGGCGGAGATGAAGCTCGTCGAGGTCGTCCGCGAGACGGCGGTCGGCATCCTGGGGCCGATGGCCGACGACGACCGGGCGCTGCTCGAGCAGCTCGCGCGGATGGAGTTCTGAGCCGTGCTGACGACGTCGGACATCGTCCTGCTCGTCCTGCTCCTGGCGCTCGTGGCGGTCGTCATCGTGACGTCGATTGACGGCGGGCCGCGCTGCGAACACTGCCGATGGACCCGAAACCAGTGTGCCGAGTCGTGTCACTTCGCGCACCGACCTTGTTGCGAACGCTGCTCGCATCATCCGAGCGAACGAGGTTGTTGACAGAAACCTCGGACTCGTGAGATCCTCGGTCCACGTCGGCGGCGGTATTCCGCCGACGTGGGAGGGTCCGGACAATGAAGCTCACCGATCACGAGCAGTGGACGATCATCAACGCGCTGCGCGTCGCGGCCGAAACCTACGCGGCTGACGCGAAGCTCACGCCGGGGCGTATCGGGCAGCAGTTCATCCGCCAGCAGCGTGAAGCCGAGCAGCTCATGGAGAAGATCGAGCAGGACTACGGCGCTGGCGACAGCGTCGATCGTGCCGAGCGTGCGCTCGGCGTTCAGTAGGGAGGGTCACATGGCAAAGGCAACGAAGAAGGGCACGACGAAGGCAGCGGTTCCGGAGGTTCTCGAGCCGGAGCCGCAGGAGGTCGCGCTCGTCGCGACCGAGAGCATCGGCATCGTCGACTGGCTGCGGAACCTGACGACGTTCTTCCGCACGTCGCAGCAGATCGAACGCGCGGCCGTCGAGCGCCGCGATCGCATCATGGCGCTGGCCGTGCCGACGACGAAGGAACAGGACGCGGCGATCCGGCAGGAGGTCATCGACGCACGCGACGCGCGCAAGGCGGCGATGGCGCATTGGGAGGTCATCACGTCGGCGCTGTCGAAGCTCCACCGGATGACGACGGCCGGCCGCGCTCGAGCGACCGACCCGCTCGAGGACGCGGAGAAGCACGGGACCCGGCTGCATACGACCTACGTCGACAACGAGAAGCGCCGCGCCGCCCTGGCCGAGCAGGAGGAGCGCCGCAAGCAGGAGGCGGAGGCGGAAGCGGACCGCGCTCGCAAGCTGGCGGAGTTCGAGGCGGCGGCGCTGCGGGCGGAGGAGTCGAGCCCGGACCTCAGCGACCGCGAGACGGCGTTCGTCGAGGGCTACATGCGGCACGGCGCCGGCGAGCGCGCGGCGCGTGAAGCCGGGTTCAAGGACCCGAACGGGCAGGCGTCGCGGCTCCTGGCGAGCGAGAAGATCCTCAAGGCGATCGAGGCGCGTCGGACCGCTCACACGATGCGGACGCAGATCGATGTGATGAAGGAGATGCCCGTCTACGTCGACGAGGGCAAGATCGAGGCAGCGGCGAAGCCGGCGCTCAACACGGGCGACCGGGAGCAGTGGAGCGCGGCGGTCGTCGACCTCGAGAAGTTCCGCGACGCGGCATTCGAGGGCGGCTACGGCATCCCGCGCGACGTGTTCATCGTCGACGCGGCGGCGCTGAACCGGGCCGCGCGTTCGCTCGGCAAGCGCGTCGAGATGTGGCCGGGCGTCAAGGCCACGAAGAACACGACGGTGCTCCGGTGAGAGTCGTCGTCACGTTCCGCGCCGGCGAGAGTGTGGGCCGTCGGCGCGGCGGGGAGTCCATCGTGCTCGAGCGCGACGCACACGTCGACGTCGTGCTCGACGACGGGCAGCTCTACCAGCTCGCACGCAAGGCGGCGCGGAACAAGTCACGTAAGGCGGTGAGAGGGCCGGCGACGGCCACGGTGAGGAGGGGCTGACCATGTGGACCATCAGAGTCGGGCGTCACTTCTACGCGCAGGGCGCCAATCCACGGTGGTATGGCGACGCGCAGATCGCGACGCACTTCGACACCGACGACGACGCGCACGCGGAGGCGCGCGACGTGCTCAAGCTCGACCCGACCGACTACCTCGTCGAGCCGTGCTACCCGAAGAACCCCCGGCCCGCGAACGCTGGCCGGCCACGAGAACCGAGGACCCGATGAACGACACCCTGCCGACTGATGCCTACAGCCGCGAGCTGGAACGGCTCCGCAACAACCCTGCCGCCGTCGAGACGCGGCGCTCGAGCATCGAAGTGAAGGACCTGCTCGGTCATACGGAGACGTGGATCGTGTTCACGATCCGGACCGAGAAGGGCGAGACGGTATTCGTGCAGCGTGTCGGCGCGGAGGGCGGCTCGAGGTTCTACGTGCCGCCGCCGGTGACGGCCGCGATCGCCGCGCAGCGCGACCAGATCACGACGCGGAACCGCCGGCGCGGCGCCCGCAAGGCCGTCGAGACGAAGCGCGAGGCGGGCATCCCGATCGGCAACGCGGCGGCGCTGGCGAAGGCACGGAGGGCGAAGCGGTGAAGCTCCGGCCCTACCAGCAGGACCAGCTCGAGGCGATCGCGACGACGTTTCTCGAGAAGAACCTCAACCGGCTGCTCATCAAGAGCCCGACCGGGACCGGCAAGACGGTCACGTTCGCGGAGATGATGAAGTGGCAGCGCATCCGCGAGTGGCTCGAGACGTTCCCGGCCGGCGAGCGCCGGATGCTCGTCATCGCGCACCGTGAGGAGCTGCTCGACCAAGCGGCGGCGAAGATCCGGGCGGCGAACCCTGGGCTGCTCGTGGGCGTCGAGCAGGGCGAGCGCCGCGCGTCGACGTCGCTCGACGTCGTGGTCGCCAGCATTCAGACACTCGCCGCGATGAAGTTCCGGCGGCTCGAGCGGCTGACGAAGGCGATGAAGTTCCGGATCGTCATCGTCGACGAGGCGCATCACTCGGCCGCGCGCACCTACCGCGCCGCCCTGGCGCGACTCCGGTTCCTGCCGGCGATGCCGAACGACGGCGCCGACGACATCGAGCGCGCGGAGGAGACGGACGTCGCGGCGATGGAGCAGGCGCTCAAGGGGTGGGACCGCGTCGCTCCGAAGGACCAGCTTCTCGTCGGCGTGACAGCGACGCCGAACCGCTCGGACGCCGTCGGGCTCGGCTGTGTGTTCCAGACGATCGCCTACAGCTACGCGCTCCGCGACGCTATCAGCGACGGCTGGCTCGTGCCGATCGTGCCGTGGGCCATCGAGACGGATACGTCGCTCGACGGCGTCCGCATCGCGCGGGGCGAGTTCAACCAGCGGGAGCTGGCGGACGCGGTCAACACGGACGAGCGGAACCTGCGGGCCGTCGCCGGCTGGCGGGAACACGCGGAAGGCCGGCCGACGATCGCGTTCACGGTCGACGTCGCGCATGCTCACGCGCTGGCGGCGGAGTTCGACAAGGCCGGCTATCGCGCGGCAGCCGTGAGCGGTGAGACGCCGAAGGACGAGCGCCGCGCCATCCTCGAGCGGTTCAGCGCCGGCGGGCTCGACGTGCTCACGAATTGCATGGTGCTGACCGAGGGGACGGACCTGCCGATCGCGAGCTGCATCCTCCACGCGAAACCGACGAAGTCGTCGACGCTCTACGAGCAGATGACCGGGCGCGGGCTCCGGCTGTTCGACGGCAAGGCCGATTGTGTCGTCATCGACCTCGTCGACGTCGCGCGTCGGCATTCACTCCAGACGGCGCCGGTGCTCTACGGGCTGCCGCCGGGCCTCATCGGCAAGGGCGACCCGCTCGAGCGGCTGGCCGACGACTACGACGCGCTGATGAAGGAGTTCGAGCGGTTCGACTCGAGCAAGGCGTTCGAGGACGGCGCGCACCTGACGCTCGAGCAGCTCCGCGCGAAGGCGCAGCTCGTCGACATCTGGAAGGTGCCGGACCTGGGCGCGTTCGGCACGGGCCGGGCGATGACGTGGCTCAAGGTGAGCGACGACGAGTATCGGATGGAATACCCGTGGAAGGATGCGGCCGGCGTCAACGGCCACGAGCGCATCGAGGTCCGCAAGGACTACCTCGATCGGTGGGAGGTCGTGCTCACGTTCACCGAGCGGCTCGAGAAGGGCGAGAAGCGCCGGCCTGAGCGCCGGCAGTCCACGATCGCGAATCAGATCATCACGTCCGACGGCGCCGCCGGCGTGGCGGAGGCGTTCATCCTCCAGCATCGGCGCGCGGTCACAAAGCTGACGTCGAAGGATGCCGCGTGGCTGAATGACGAGCCGTCACCGAAGCAGCTCGCACTGTTGCGGCGGCTCCGCATTCCCCACGCGGCAACCATCAAGAAGGGCGAGGCGAGTAAGCTCATCGACCTCTACATGTCCCGGCAGCGGCGCCAGCCGACGGGGCAATAGTCCGGGTAGTAGTAGCAGACGCCGCCCCACGCGAGAAACCAGTTGATCGTGATCGCAGCAGCGTCGATGAAGAAGATGACCGGCATGGTTCCCTCCAGTGTGAAGAACCCGGCGGCGGTGGGCGTCGCCGGGCAACGTCGAGCCGAGGAGGCTCGTTCCATGAAGCAGTATGCACTATCAACGATCGTGGTTCTGGCGCTCGCAGCAACGAGCGTGCAGGCTGAGCAGCTCACGCGGACATGGCAGCCGCCGCCGACCGAGTGCAAGGTCGAGTGTCCGCCCGGTCCGCCGGGACCTCCGGGACCGAAGGGCAACCCCGGACCTCCGGGACCGCAGGGGCCTCCGGGACCTCCGGGACCTCCAGGCAAGCCGGCGCCGCCGCCGGAGCTGCCGCCGCTGCCGCCGTTCGACCTGGGCGTTCACGGGTTCCATTTCCTGCCGGGCGACCTGCGAGTCGTCGGCGGGCGCTGGATGCTACTCACCTACGAGACGACGACGCGCTCGGCGCTCGTGCTCGACATCGCGACGTGCGTCGCGCAGGTTCATCGAAACTTCGACGCCGGCATCGGAGCGCCGCTCACCTGGGGCAGCGTGAAGTGGGCGACGGACGTCGATTCGATCTGGTGGCACGGCGGCGCGATGTGGTCCTGGCGGTGGACCGGCGCGGGCACGGTGACGCTGAACCTCAACGCGCTACGGTTCAACGATCCGAAGATCGGGCCGGCGACGCCGCTGTGTCGCTGGCGCTGATCGCCGTCTGTTCGCTACTACCTGTTGGGGTGTTGCGTTCCGAGAACCGGGACGCTTAAAGTCCACGGGCGCCGTGAGTGTTGGGCTCACGGCGCCCGCATTGGTCAGCCGACCGGCGGAGGTGGAAGGGTCAAGGTCCCGTCGACGCCGGTCGGTGAGGACCCGCCAATTCTCGCACACAACCCATCACCGACGCACCGGGAGCCAAGCGACGCCACCGGGGTGCATCGGCCATAGAAGCGCGCTACCGGGAGCTGCTCAGCGCGCAGGGTGGGGCCTCGAGGTTAGAGCCCGCAGGGGACGGCGCACGACGCCGACGATAGTCTGACCATCCGCAGGGCGTCGTGCGTCACTGCGGGCCGTAGGACGGAGCTGCAAAGCGAACCGACAACCAACGGCGAGGCTGCCCGGACTGCATAGGGGAGCCTTGCCAATTCCGGCTGAAACCTCCGGGATGATCGATTGGAGATCATCACTAGGTTCGAGAGTAGGAGAGCCCAATGGGTGACACGTTGAAGGTTGAGGATGTGCGGAAGTTCGTGGGCGATATGCGGGCGCTGCTCGAGCGTGGCGGCGAGCTGGTGAAGGCGCTCGAGGCGAAGCTCGAGGGCTCGGAAACCCTGGGGCAGCAGATGAAGCGCGTCAGCGATGCGTTCATGCTGGCGTGGCGCAAACGCTACGGTCGCGACTACGTGTTCGTCGGCGCGAAGGATGCTCAGGCCGTGAAGCGGCTGCTCAAGGCGATGCCGGTCGACGAGGTCCTGGCGCGCATCCCGCGCTACATCACGAACGACGATCCGTTCTACGGGAAGGTCAGTCACTCGCTGTCGATGTTCGCGTCGACGATCAACCAGCACGGCGCCGACCAGGGCGAGCTGCTCGAGGGCGGCAACGCGCCGGCTGGCTGTAAACACAAGCCGCCCTGCCGCTCCGACGTCGAGCACACGCGGCGCTCGATCGCGGAGATGCGGCAGTGAGCCGGCAACGCGGCGCGGACCCGCGCGCCGAATCGGCGCCGGAGCGCAGTCTGCCGCACAATCTCGACGCGGAGCGTTCGGTGCTCGGCGCGGTGCTCATCAACAACGCGGCCTACGTCGAGGCGGCGCGGGTGGTGAAGCCGGCGGATTTCTTCCGCGACGCGCACCGGCGGATCTTCGAGGCGATGGTGTCGCTGCTCGAGCGTCCTGGCGGCGCGGTCGATTTCGTGCTGCTCCGCGAGGAGATGACGCGGCGCGGCGACCTCGAGGACGCCGGCGGCGCCGCCTACCTCGCGAGTCTCGTCGACGGCGTGCCGCGCTCGACTAACGTCCGCTACTACGCGGACATCGTGCGGCAGAAGTCGCGCAGCCGGGCGCTCATCTACGCGCTCAACAAGGGCGTCGCGGCGACCTACGAGCAGGACCTCGAGATCGACGTCGTGCTCGAGGACGTCGACCGGGAGATCGTGCAGCTCCGCCACGGCGGGCGACGGACCGACGTCACGTCCCTGGCGTCGCGCAGCTCGGCGCTGATGGCCGACCTCGAGTTCCGCGTCGCGAACCGGGGCAAGCTGACCGGGCTCGACACCGGGTTCAAGAAGATCAACGACCTGACGAACGGCTGGCAGGCCGGCGACCTCATCATCTTCGCGGCGCGGCCGTCGATGGGCAAGACGGCGCTTCTGTGCAACACGCTGATGGCGGCGGCGGAGTTCGCGCTGCCGGAGGGCGACGCCGGCCGGCGCGTGGCGCTCGTGTTCTCGATGGAGATGAAGGCTCGACAGCTCGAGTATCGGTTCCTGTCGTCGCTGAGCGGCATCCCGGCGCTCCGACTCGCGGCCGGCTACATGGCGGCGGCCGGTTCCGACGACTGGCGGGCGCTGAACGCGGCGATCGAGCGGATGCACAACGCCGGCATCTACATCGACGACACGCCGGGCCTCACAGTGGGCGACGTGCGGGCCGAGTGTCGACGTGTCCAGGCGGAGGAGGGCCGGCTCGACCTCGTCGCGCTCGACTACGTGCAACTGATGCAGGGGTCACTCCAGCGGCGCAACGCGACGAGGACGGAGGAGCTGGCCGACATCTCGCGACGGTTGAAGGTCCTGGCCGGCGAGCTAGGCGTGGCGTTCATCATCGCGTCGCAGCTCAAGCGCACCGGCGGCGGGCGTCCGAAGCTCGAGGACCTTCGCGAAAGTGGTGGGCTCGAGCAGGACGCGGACATCGTCGGCATGCTCCACCGGAAGAATCACAAGGAGGGCGGGCGCACCGAGTTCATCGTCGAGAAGAACCGCAACGGTCCGACCGGGACCGAGCTGCTCACGTTCCACAAGGACACGGTCCGGTTCGACGACTGCGACGACGTCATCACGCCGGAGGACGAGGCGGCGGCGGAGGCGGAGGAGCAGCGGGCCGCGAAGGGCAAGGCGATTGCCAAGCATCGCCGGAAGGTCACGATTTGACATGGCGAAGGTTTCTGTCAAGAATCTCCGGGTGAGCTGCATCGTCGGCATCGATCCGGGCAAGGGTGGGGGCATCGCGGTCCTGAGCCGGCGCGGCAAGGTGCTGGCAGCGCGTCGGATGCCGGCGACGGTCGACGAGCTGGCGGCGTTCGTGGCGACGCTGCCGGAGCGGAGCAAGGTCTACACCGAGTTCGTGCATGCGACTCCGCAGATGGGCGTCGTGAGCGCGTTCACGTTCGGATGCGGGCTCGGGAACATTCAGGGCGTGCTGGCCGCGTTCAGGCTGCCGCTCACGGCGGTCCGGCCTCAGAAGTGGCAGGACGCGCTCGGCTGCCGCAGTGGCGG